CCTCCGTTTTCCAACCCTCAAATGCCCCCTCCTCCTCCGTTTTCCAACCCTCAAATGCCCCCTCCTCCTCCATTTTCCAACTCTCAAATGCCCCCTCCTCCTCCGCCAACCGATTCAACGCACCTTCAACCACTTGGTAGAGGCAGCGCCGGCGGTAAAAGAACCCGAAAATATAAATGTAAAAATCGTAATCGGTCTAAACATCGTGTTAGATTATCTAAGCGTTATAATAATTAATCCACCTACATAATTACTCGGCTATGGCACTGATGTTGTTGGATGAGAAACAATAAAAATCCCAAATTCACTTATCATTGTCCCCCCTTTTGCGTTCGTCTAGAACGCCTATTCCGCCGCGTCTTTTTAACGCGTTTGACCCGTCTATTCGTTTTCATCTTATACAATAATACTCATATTTTATAAAATTACCATTACTAGTATTTCATATTACTAATAATCTCTCGGACTACGCATTCACTTCTCTATAAAAATCTCGCGCTCTATACTTTTCATAATCTTACGTTCACCAATCGGGTCATCCTTGATTTCGTGAAGGACATTTCGAATCATCTTATGGTGAAATTCCTGGAGTCTACTATTCGTCTCCCACCCCGGGTGTAAATCCATCCACTTTTTAATCGCGAAATACTCCTTGTTGGCGATATCAATGAACGCCTGGCGCATCCTGGCGTTCCCCTCATCTCTCGCCCACTGGTGATTGTCCCGCACATAAATCGTATCCCGCTTCTGGTCCGTACAATGAATCGGGCGCTTATACAAGTCCATTTGCTTTAATCCGTCAATCATCACCTTGCTAATCCCTTCTACAAGTCCCTGGTTCCGCGTATATGTCAAGTCGTCCATCGTGATTTCGAGGGAATTGACAAAGTCCGAGATGTTGACCGCGTCCTTACACTGTTCATTCAGGAAAAAGTTCAAATTAAACTGGTTGTTATTCGTATTATTGACGATAATATTGCGCTCCTTGCTTAATTCCACGATTTGCTTTTGTAGGGTTTTATTCTGGTCTAATAACTCAAACACGAGAGAATTGACGAGAGATTTCTTGTTTCGTTTCTTGCCATCGGTAAGCGCCGAAATCATTTTCCGGATATAATCCTTGAGTTTCTCATTTTGCTCGGTGAGAATCTCGGATACAACCGAGGACGCTGCGTCGGTTCCCGCGGTCATTGCGGACATTGCGGATACGGTATCAGAGTCCGTGTCCGTGTCCGTGTCCGTGTCGGCGTCCGTGTCGGCGTCCGTGCCGTCCGCTATAGACGACGACGAAGCCCTTGATGAACCCGTGCGACTACTACTACTATCACGCTCACCGTATTCTTGTTTTTCAGAGATTTGGATGGATAATTCTGGTTCTGTAAAATTGGAATAATGAAAGACTACGTCGTCGACCACTTCGTCCATTTTCTCCGCCTTTTTTTTAGATTTGAAACGATAGCGCACGATTTCCGTAGAGTCGTCGTCCAGGTCGGGGTCGGGGCCGCCGGAGGCGATAGGTTGCTCTATTCTCTCGAGCACCGCCACAGGCACCGCCACAGGCACCGCCACAGGCACGGTCATCGTCGTGGTCGTCGTCGTCATTGTAGTAGAAATAATAGAAACAGAAACAGTATTCATTGAAGAATCATGTGGCGGCGGTATACCCGCCAATTTATTAACAGACTGTCTATGTTGAAATTGAAGACACGTAGAAGTATGTTTATAATAACTCGACCGGTGCGCGTAGGATTTTTTACAAAGGCAAACATATTTCCCTTCATTTGTCTGGGTTGGATTCCCCCCATCTAAAATAGGCGCAGCCGACGTTGCGACTGTTCCATCGGCGTAAATATTTGGTCGAAGTCCAGGAAGTCCAGGAAGGTCGTCCATCGACTTCTCGTCCATTTTTTCATCGTTCAAATTTGGTTTCATTTTAATAATATAGGAATTCGCCAGGTCCTTGGCCTGGTTTTCATTGTTACAAGCACATTCTTCCAAAATAATACACCTCCAATTCGACCAACCACCATTCTTCCGAATACTATCGTATAACTTCGTCCGGTAGGTATTATCCAAAGTCTCGCGCTTGTGCTTATACTTTCTTTGTGTCAAGTTGGTTGTATACGAAATATATGCGTCTGAAATCTCCTTTGTTTTACAAGTTAGATGGTAGATATACGTTCTTGAATAGTCAACATACTTCCGCGGCATTTTTCACCGGTTGAAATTGGATATTCCGAGAGATTCTATATAAATCTATATTATACCTCTATTATTTATTCATTATTGATTACCCCACGGCCTGGGGTAATCGCTTTACCCCAAGGGTATGGCAACATAGAGACCAAATGATGGTCTATATATAGCATTCTCACCAAGGATTCTGAACACGTCAGTGTGGGGTATTGTCTGAATTTGTCTGATTTAGCAATGTTTTGCAATATTGCACTTTGGACATTTTGGCAACATTTACACCATCTTCAGTCACATCACCAGAAATAAAAAAGCTATATATCCCGCTAACTCGAAAAGGGTAAAGTGGTCTAAAAAAATAAATGTCCAAATCCCGGATCGGCCGTCTTGCTTTTAAAACGCGATTTTTCGAACATTTAGCCCGACGAGAGCATAACTCGGCGGTTCTGCCGCCATCGCCACAAAAACCCGCGGGGCGGTCGTAAGCCCATCTAACACCCCGACGGCTACCTCAATTTTGCCCTCCAACCGCGCGATTTCCCGCCTTACTGACTTTTCAAAAAGCTATAAGATAATGCTATATATGCTCTGGTTTTCAGTAAGGAGGGCGATAAACGCGCCTAAAATCGGACATCATCGGGCTAAAATATAGCCCATCGAGGGTGTTTGGATGCCTTATATATAATAAACAGATGCGGGTGTATGTATGTATCGCTCGGCTTCGCTTCGCTACGCTATGAAGAAAACAGTAGTCGTTGATTTGGATTATATGCGCCCGTCGGTCGGAGGTCGGAGGTCGAGGTCCGGGTCGAGGTCGAGGTCCAACGGCGACTGTCTGGAAGATGAACTAAATATATATGAATTACTACACAAGGATACCGAGGATACCGAGGACCGGGACGACGACCGCGACGACGACATGGACGACGACGACCGCGAAGACGACGCTACTGATACAGAAACGACGATGTCGTCCACCGACGACGACGCGCCGTTGCGACCGCCACCCTCCCGGACCCACCCTAGTGTCAAAGATTCCGATTATGCCGTGGATTCCGATGAAGACCTACTTCAGTCCGTCCTGGACGAACCCACATTTCCGATGGATATTAATGCGATATTATCTGCGATGAATAAGACAGAGAATAACACGATTGCGAATTTGACGCTGAAGAAGATTGCCACGCGAAGACACGAAATTCTCTCGTCGATGAATTTGACGCCGGAGAAAATGGCCGAGTTTGAACGAAAATTACCGATGTATCGCGTGATTGAAACCCCATATGACCTGAAACATAATCAATTGATACGGTGGATACCCTTACGGTCGCTCGAAACACGCCCATATATCACACTTGGCGGGACGTTATTCCGTGTCCGCGAAAACCCGGAGGAGGGAATTCACGTCGTGACAATCCGGAACGTGAAACGCTTCGTATTCAATATCAAGTTTGAACTTAATGTCGTCTTCCAGAGATTGAGTCAAGAAGAATTGCTTATCTTGCGCGCGGTAGAATACGTAGATGGCGACGGCGACGGCGACGGCGACGGTCACTGACGTAACACCAAATTCTTTTCCGATTTTGTTATATCACTTGTGAAACGCGGGCGCAACCGGTCGCCACGCGCAGATTTACATCGAAACCCGTGACGACGTAGGTTTCTATTATTGAATATAGACTGGGTACAATATGCGATACGCCGACTTTTCTCAATGGAATCGCGCCTTTTTCGCGCCCGGGTCATCATCGTCATCGTCGACGTCGACGTAGGCGGCTTGATACAGCGGCACAATTTCCCCGCAAGAATGCGATGTGCTCGCTCCTTCGCGGTTTTCGTAGAAATGCCCGCCTCCGCCGCCTCTCGCATAGGGCGCGAACCGCGACGATAATGACGAATAATCTTGATATAATCACTGCGTGTTAGTTTCATATCTTCATCAATATCACTATCTGTATATTTCGGCAATATTCGCATATACTATAATACTAATATACTATACTATAATACTAATATACTATACTATAATACTAATATACTATACTAATATACTACGAATGTCTTTGAAACCTAAAATAAAGTCCGTTGCGATTGATGTAGATGAGACCTTGGGCAATTTCTCTCAATTCTCTATATTCGCGCACGCAATAGAAGAATACTTCGATAAACCAGATATTACGTACCGTTATTTTAATGATTTAGTTGATTTATACCCGGAAATTATACGCCCGAGTATGTTGCGTATATTAGAATATATCCGTAAAAAGAAGAATTCTATTCCTGGTACTAAGGTTATGATATATACGAATAATATGGGGCCTGATAAATGGGTCGCACATATTCGACAATATTTTGAGTATAAATTGCGCGCATCCGCCGCTGCCGCCACCGCCGCCGCGACCAGTGGGGGTCTTGCCATAATACCCCCTCTCTTCGACCATACGATTGGCGGCTTTAAAGAGCGAAATGCCGCCGGGTCGGCGTCGGCGTCTGCGTCCGCATTCCCACAACGAACCACCAAGGAAAAGACTGTAAATGAACTGATTCGTTGTGCGCGCATTCCATCGGATAGTGAAATATGTTTTCTAGACGACGTGTATCATCCTAAAATGGCTGATGAACGCGTGTATTATATTAAACTACAGCCGTATCATTGTTATATACCGTTTCATATATTCGTCGCCCGATTTGTAAACAGCGCGTTATATCGTGATGTATTTGCCAAGTTTATTACTCCTGGTATATCGCCCGCCTCCGCCGCAGAAAAACAGATTATCGAAATCAATAATCTCTTCGTGAAATATGCGAATATGGCGAAGTATGACGCAAAGACGCATCAACGAAAAATGTTCCCCCGCGAGATTGACGAAATCATAAGCAAGTATATATTATACCATCTTCAACAGTTTTTTCGTGATGGCCCACCCCCGGTCGCGGCGGCGTATTCACGAAAAGCAGCAAAGACTGCTAAAAAAAATAGGTCCTCGTCGTCCTCGCCCGGTAATGTATTTTATGTAGACAAAGCAACTGCTGTAAAGAATATGCGTAATAAGACGGCGCGTAAACGATAATCCTCGCCGCGCCGCGCCGCGCCCCGCTCCCGCCCGCCGCTCCGCTTTCGCTCCCCGCCGCTCCCCGCCGCTCCGCTTTCGCTCCGCTAATAGAACCAACTCCTCTCCCCCGACGCATTTGTAAATACAACCCTATCCCCCGCTGCTTCTGCGGCCGCAACCGCCTCCTCCGTCGCACGTCGTGTTTCAGGCGTCGAGTGTAATTCGTCAATGTAAACTATTCCAGGCTCTCGATGCGCGACTACACGCTTTCTCGCATCTGCTAGGGCCGCCACCGACACGCGTTCGAGTTCCGAATCCGCCCAACGTTGATGACGCATATTAGAGACGTGTCGCTCCCAATTGCCGTGCGCCCCTCTCCATCCACACGGACAACTGACCGGGCGAACAATATCCAATTCGTGATGCGTATCATCAAAGACCCGCGCCATAATGACTTGAATCGCGTGATGAAGAATCATTGGACTCGTCTCATATCCGGCATTTCCCATCTCGGGCTTGTAATGGAGAAGCTGATGAAATACGTCGTGTTCTTGCCCGCGATGAAGCATATTGAATTCGCCGTTTGTATAGATGGTGGTATCTTCGCCGCACAATTCCACAACAATGTCATCCGCAACCCCCATAATTTCATCGTAGAGGTCTTCGTCCGTCGCTTCAATTTCATCCAATGTCATCCAGCACCGTAATATGTCGACGCCTCCGCCGCACGCGTCGCGTTTGTGTTTGTGGAGCGCACCAAGCGCGTTCATTCCTTGTAAATACTCACCTTCGGTCATTTTCCCCGCATTCTCTTCCAATATATTCATCAAGACATTCAGTTCTGTCTGAATCGCAAGTGAGGCTCCGCCGCCCCCGCCGGAGAACTGATGCTGCGCCGCCTGGTTCGGTTGTGCTGTTGCTGATTCCATTTTCACTCCAGTCTATTTATTTAACAAAAAACATTTCAATTTTTTGTCAAATGATTCATTGTCACCGTCCACGCAGCGTCGGTCACTGCGCCTGCGTGGGCGCCTTTGCCTGCGCCTGTATAAACTTCTTCACCGCCGGAATATTATCCACCGCACCTGATGTGTCGATATAATTATAAATCGGATGGACTACCCCCGCACTTACTGGCTGTGTTATATTTTGCTGGATTTTCTTCTTCGCATAATTGGCGACAGTCTCTGAAACGATATGCGTAAACAAAATGAAGATACACGTGGAAATAATAAGACGTCGGTCAAAATCACTAAACGTGTTTCCGCCTAAAAATGCGAATTTAGGGTTCGTCCAAGAAATCGTATTAAAACGAAGTAAAAGAACAAATACGGCTACATATAATATAATATTTCGAAATAGGGGGATATACTCAGGAACAGTGTTGTAAAACCCGAGCAATATAATCGCGTAACTCGCGTAAAAGAATAAGTCAATATACTTGTAATACATTGTATATTTACCGAATATAGGTTGAACAACGTCGCGAATCTTGGTCACAATGGCGACAATGAGGTCTTCGGCGGTGTTCTTGATGGTATTCATCGTCTGTCCTTTATAATACACACATAATATTAGTCGAGTGACTGAGTATTATCGTCGTCTACGTGACCGCGGTGGCCGCGATGGCTATCCGGCACATAGAACGACAATAAACGCGCACTCGGGTCCAAAACACCGTCGCAAAAAGGGTGCCGCCAGTAATACGGGATGGTTTCACCGCGCCCTTCATAGATATTCTCAAATACGCGGCGATAATAGAAACTTTCCTTGTCATAGGGTGGATTATGAAGCGAATACAAATGATGCGCCTTATTATTAAACTCGGCATCCGATATAACGCGGTCGGAATACTCTTTAATCATTTGGACCCATGTCCGACCTCCATCCGCGGAACTCACCCCGTCACTGAACGCCTCCTTCCGTCGCCAGAGGACATCATCGGGTAAAAGTCCCGACCCTTGAAACGCCTTACGAAGCAGATATTTCTCCATTTTGTCGTCATTGAACCGCTTGAACCGTGGAGGAATACTCATCACATACCCCAGAAATTCCTTGTCCGCAAACGGCACTCGTGCCTCCAATCCTGCGCCGCTCACGCTTTTATCTGACCGAAGGAGGTCAAAGAATCGGACATCGCGAATCATCCGCTCATTTTCGGAATGGAATTCCGCGTCACTGGGCGCCTTCAAGAATCCGCGGTATGACCCGAAGATTTCATCCGACATATCCCCGCAATAAATAACGACATCTTCGGTTTGCTCTTGGATATACTTGCTGATGAGATAATTGCCGACTGATGCGCGAATTGTCGTGGTACAGTAACTCTCGGTTTGAAAAATGGTTTCATATATCGCCCCCAAGAAATCCCCTTCTTTCAATGATACTTCGTGATGACACGTTCCCAAATACTCGGCCACGCGCCGAGCCCATATCAAATCCACCGACCCCTCCAGCCCGATACTATATGTATTCAGGACAGTACCCGGCGACGTCTTCTTCAACTCTCGCGCTACAATTGCGGTAACGAGGGAACTATCCAGTCCGCCCGATAATAAGCACCCGACCGGTCTCTCGCTCATTAAACGCTTCACGACGGCGGCGGTGAATAACTCGCGAATCTTCGTAAGTATCGCGTATTCGTCTTCGCCTTCGCCCTCGCGTATCGGATAGGAATAATTCACATACGTGTCTTTGAGTTGCGTCTCCAATATCGGGACACCATTGGTCTTCTTTACACTAGAACCTCCGCGGGATGAAATATACGCATAGTCATAATAGGTACGAAATGTCGCACTCCCGTCTACGCTATCCTCCGCGTTATACTCCATATAACATCCCGCCGGAAATTGAACGATTGTATCGCAATGCGAGTGAATGGACTTCAACTCACTAGAAACACACATTGCGTAATGGTCCGGATTCAAGGAAACGCACATCAAATTGGAATGTTCGCCACCAAACCGACCGTCGTGACGCGATACTCCGATAAACAGGGAACGAACCCCCACAGGGTCTCTCGCGACATAGGTCACCCCGCTTTCATAATCATATAACACAAACCCGAAGACGCCATCCAATCTACGCAACGTTTCGTGAATTCCAATCGCGCGATAGAGATGAATAATGATTTCGCAATCAGACCCACTTTGATACTCACTCTCCAATCCGAATTCCGCAATGAGTTCCCGGAAGTTATAGATTTCGCCGTTACAAATCAAGCGGCAGTTTTTAATATAAAAAGGTTGGTCGGACGCCGAGTCCATTCCATTGATAGATAGACGGTGAAACCCCCACACACGCGCATCGTCTTTCAAAAAGACGGATTTGTCCGGACCACGGTGTGAAGATAATATAAAGGATTCTTGTAAGGTCTTCAACTCGGCTAATGCGATGCGCGCGGCGACAGTTTGAAAATAGAAGATGCCGCACATTCGTATGCGATGGACTCCTTGATGGATGATATATATAATATCACCGATATGTGTTTATATGTATTTATTTTCACATTATTATTTATCCAAAGACTAAAAGCAAATCAATAACAATGGAATTTCACGGCGTTGTAAATGGCGCATATTCAAACCACCACGACCGTCTTGGCGAAATCAACCAACGCATCTCCGAGAGAAATATCCCATCAACCGCGCTTCGACCCGCTTTCAATGTCCGCCCCCTTTCATCCAAATACGCAATGATGCCGATTATTGAATCTCGCCCGGTTCCAACGGTAAGCATCCCAGCCTATCAGCAATACACCAGCGAGACAGTATTCAATCCAGGAACTGCGAAGGCGCCGTGGCAGGGATGGGTCGACCGTGTCAATGTAGAATCATCCCTGCGAAACCAATTCTTCGCACTTCAACGCAATGACGCCGCAGTATACGTGCCGAATTCAACCAGCGACCTCTACCAAGTTCAAGTCGACTCTCGTGAAGTAGACCAACCAAATCCGTATTTGTTTGACAATGGTGCCACGAATTTCGCGCCGATGAATCCCAACCCGAATGGTTTAGGCAAACTCACGTTCGAGAATTCTACGCGGTTTCAACTTCGCACGCTGGATTGTACCTATGACGGGTTCTGTACCGGTGAAGGCGGCCCCGTTATTGAACCTGCGACGAATTATATTCCGGAAGAACAACTTAAAAAGAAACAAAAGGAAAGGGAACAAAAGGTTCATATCGCGCATATTGAGGAGGGGTTTTCTGGGAGGTCTGGGACAGAGCGAGAAAAGGAGGGGAGAAAATACCCCACCTATATCCCGCGCGCCACGGCGTCGTCGAATGCGAAGGAGCAACTGACGATGCGAAACCGGACATAAATACAAATCGATGTATTATAACAATAGTGTATGCCGAATTATTGTTCTATACTAACTTATAAAGCTGTATTGAAATGGCTGAAGACATCATCGGCGACGACAGGGACGAGAACCGCAGCGAATGGAGGAGCGACTTCAACGAACTGACATTGAGTGTGATGGCGAACCGTAACCGATATGACAAATGTAAAAAATCGATGGCGAATACATCCGACGCAGCTGCCGAGTTGTTTTGTAAAGAAAAGACGTATTATAAAGACCGTATATTGGCAATGACGAGTGGCCTTTTTGACGAACGATGCGAAAACGACGAAATCAACCGCGCGCATCAGGAATATTTGAAATCGTGTATTGAGTATTTGAAGTGGAATGATATCACGGAGATGGTGGAGGATGATACGCGGACGGAAGAATCCCGTAATAACGTGGTCGGGGATGCACGACAGGATTTACAGCGGAAAATACAAGAGACGGATGTTGCGCCCGCCGCGCCCGCCGCGCCCGCCGCGCCCGCGACTGCGCCCGAGTCACCGCCCACGTCACCTCCCGCGTCCAACACTATTTTATCCTTCGCAAACAAAATGTGTATTCGAAAAAAAACAATGGACGATTTTATTGTATTGAAACCCTCCTCTGGAAATACGGACGAAGAAATTAAAGCGCGACTACCCAAAGTCCGGGATTATCACAGCGAGATATTGAAGCGGACGGCGGCGACGGCGACGACGACGACGACTCTACAAGATGAGAAGCGCCGAATTGATAACTGATTCAGTATACGACGGCCCAATCGCGGACGTAGGGTCGCGCCAATAATTCCGCGACGGGATGAGATTGAACGCTTTAAATCCATTTACGGTATCGCTCGATGTATTGTCGTGGAATAGATGATTGATGTCATAATACGATGATTCGGAGTCGAATGCGGTTTGCGCGAATTCCTCTTTGGATGTGGTGATTCCTACGATGTCGTCTTGGATAAAGTAGTCGTATTCATTGGAAGGGACCATCATCGTCATAACATAATTCACAACCGACTCGTTCACGTAGGTTGTGTATTTCATCTGAACGGTGTTAACTGGCGCAGGATAGCCGGTGGCGGTGGCGGTGGCGGTGCGCGCGTCGTCAGCCGTTTCAGGGAAACAATTTGAAATGATGCTATACACGTGATACAACCGCGATGTTTTGTCGTAGGTAATGTAGGCCGACCTGTAATGAAGAGTTCTATCGATGTTGAAAACGTTGATACAATACATGTATTGCGTAATGGGGCGCATCGGATTCAAGCATATACATCCGACGAATTGTGGTCGTCTATCTACGTCGTCTTGTAAATCCACAAGTGCTTCCGTCGCGTCATATTCCTCATCCTCCGGGGCGGCCACAACAACCGCGCGCGACGGCGGTTTCGCGACCGGAGAGTATATTTTATATGTCCTGGTGCTAGAATCCAGAAAAGATGGCGTCGTCAATATTTTAACACGGCGGGAATGACGGTCACTGCGGTCGCTGCGGTGGGAGGTGGCCTCGGCTTCAACGGCGGCGGCAACGGTCCTCTTATATGAACGTGTTTTTACAACCATTACGACGATAAACGAAATGCGATACAATTATCACAAATAAAATATAAACGGTTCAATTTTTTATGAGGTAGTAATATAAGTTTAGTATTCTATTCGTTAACACGTTATGACTCAAAAAGAATTCAAAGCGGTGAGTTGTGCGCCAAAAGACGAGACGGACCCCGACATCAATGAAACCAAGGATTTCTCGTGTTATTCGTCAAAATCTCTCGACAAACTAAAACTACTCTGGAATAAACGCCACCCAGACCAGAAAATCGAGGACACCGACCCGCGCGCGATATGGTCCGCACTCAAAAACAATATGAACCAAGTGTGTCAACAAGAGGCGTGTTGGCTGCGCCAGAATTTCGCATCTGCTGGAATGGACGATGAGATGCTTCATTATACATTCGCGCCGCAAGCTCCGAAAGAATGGAAGAAGAATATCCACGAGTGGTTGTCCAGTATTGATATCGCGAATTCATTGAAGCAATACGAACACGCAGTCCCGTCGTTTCTTTTCATTGGTCCGTCGCCGGTGGATTTCGACGAAGTCCTGGACGACGGTGAATGTGTCTGGAATGAATTATGTAAATTTGATATTATGAAACACGTGAAAAATGGAAAGCCGAAAATCGGCGTGGTTTTCAATACTGACCCACACGATAAACCAGGCGAACATTGGGTCTCCCTATTTATTGATGTGCGCGCGCGAGTAATCTTCTTCTTTGATAGCACGGGCGACCCACCCCAGCGGAGAATACGCAAATTTATGAAGATGGTGCGGGAGCAAGGGGAGGCCAACGGAATTCCATTCAAGGAGTATATCAACGATATCCATCATCAGAAAAACGATTCGGAATGCGGGGTATATTGTATATTTATGTGTATCCATATGCTGCTGGGGAAAATGACCGTCCACGATTTCCTGGATAAGAAGAAGAAGTTGACGGATAAGTATATGCAGCGGTTTAGACGGAAGTTTTTTAATGTGGATGAGAAGGTGCCGACGCCGAATGTTGACTTTTAACCTCCGCACGGCCTGACGGCCGTGCTTTACTATAAATTATATAAACCCACATTATGATTGTTTATATAATGTCATCTCTCGTATCCCAAGAAAACAAGGAACTTCTCTGGTCGTTATTGGCGGAAGAAGGGCTCTTCGACGGCATCCCCGAAAATGTAACTCCCGAAGAAATCAAACACGTGTTCGAGAGAATCCTCAAAAATCTCTCGGCGACTATCCCGTCGCTCCACGCCGCCAAGCTGAAAGAACTCCACCACGCGAAACATCACGCCATCGCCGAAGAGGACTACGACGCCGCGAAGAAACTCCGCGCCACTATCGACGAAATGGAGGCGCCACTCGCGCGATTAGAGAAACTGGAGGCGCGCAAGGTCCTCGCAATCCAGGCGGAGGATTATGAAGCCGCCAAGCAAATTAAAATGGAGATAGACCGGATTCGTGCCGCCTCGTTTTCTCTCAAAGAACTGAATAAGATTGCGATTGAATCTCTCGCCGTGAATATTCCGAAACTCGCGAGAGATATCAGCGCGTTGAAAACGCAAGGGACTGCGCCTCCGTCGTCTCACCGGGGGGGATTTCAGCACACCAATAATACTAATACTAATACTCCCGCACATCACGCGAACCCGAAAGAAATCTATAACGCCGAGGACTTCCAATATCAAAAGCGCCAGGAAGTCGAAATGAAGATGCGAGAGAAAGAGGCGGAGATGCGGTCATATTTTGAAGTTCCACGGCCAAAAGAGATAGACTTTTCTGATATTCCGAGAGATGGTCGGCCGGTAATGCGTTTGAAGGCGGCGCCTGATGCGCGGGGGCGGCGGCGGGACGACGACGGCGACGATGACGGCGACAGCCCCCTCGCAGCTGACGGCGATGATATGGATAAACTAATCGCCGAGAGAATTGCGGCACGTCAACGGGATATGGACGAAATCACCGAGAGAATAAAAGCATCGATGCCGCCAGAAGAGCAGCGTAGGCAGCCGCAGCAGTCGCCTGCTGAATATAACCCAAATGACATCACACCTACTGCGATACCTGCTACGACAACACCACCCCCCGCATTACAAAGTATGGATACGCGCAAGGTACCTGAAGATATACGGAAGGTCCGATTTCAGGAAGAAGATACGGTCTTTCTGAAACTAAAAAGGAAGCCGATGGTGGAGGACTAACTTCCTTTTTTGATAAAAATCATTGCGTTTTTTTGATAAAATCATTGTCGTTTTTTTTATCAAAAACCGTGTCGTTTTTTTTTTGATAAAATCATTGCGCCGCCATCCTAAAGGCCTGCTTGCTCCATTCTTTTTATCAAAAACCGTGTCGTTTTTTTTTTGATAAAATCATTGCGCCGCCGGCCTAAAGGCCTACTTGCTCCATTCTTTTTATCAAAAACATCGCCGTGTCGTGTCGTATGCGCTATAACATCATTTTCGGAATAGAAGACGATTTTTGCTTCTTTTGACAAAAATGATGGAGCGGGGAGGGGGGCGTCCTGCCCCCCCCGGAGCAAACATTTTTATTAAAAGAAGTCGACCCTAGCCTGCTCCACCGCCCCCGTCCTGGGGTCCGCCGGTATTATCGTGCGCCGCCCTCTCTCCACCAAATTCCCCATCTTATATAGTTCCATGTCATAAATGATATGCGTGTCGGGATCTTCCGCATATTCTTTTCCAGACACCACCAATTTACGCAATCGAATCTTTTTCTCGCTTTCGTTCAATTTCCGCGTCTTATCATCCACCTCTCCCGCAATATTGGGCTGGTATGCGAGTTTTTCTTCATCCGCCCCCACACCAAACGAGTAGCATTGTAGGCGCTCCTTACTATCGGCATTGGCGTGAATCATACAATCAAACGACGACTCCTTCACAGCCGTCAATATCTGGCGTGTAACCCGTTCCTTGATATTTGATATCTCGTAAAGCGACTGGTCGGTGCTCATCGGCGTCGTCCCGTCCGTCTTGCTCTTGTCTTGCATCCGAATATTCAGCGACTCGTCGTTGTCCGACGCCATTTGACGCGCGGTAAATCGCATCAAATAAAGAAACACATCCACTGTTCGCAGTTCTTCCGGTAAGTCAATATGGCTACAAATACGACGAGCGCGGCCAATAATCTGTTCCGTGCGCACCGGGTGCCAGTAAGGCTCCGTGATATGAACATAGCGCACATTACGCAGATTAATACCCTCCGCACCCGACGCGGTAATCATCAGGATTTTTATCACCTCGCCATACATATTATTCGTGAAACGTGTCGACAGTTGTTCGACGATAGACTTGGGCACATTCTTCCATTTGCTATTGAAGATATTGCGGATGATTTCCTTCTCCTCCGCCGTTTCTGTGCCTGTATACAGCGCGAAACACGGGCGTTCTTGTTCTTCAGGTGTCATATCGATAGTCCAGTCTCCGGTGGATGACTTATGTATTTTGAATTGAGAGAAACCGTTTGCTTCCAATATGAGTTTAATAATACCGATACCTTCTAATGTGCGGAACTGGCTATAGACAAGATGGAGGCCGACGTGTTGTTTATCCAGGATATTGTGTAATAAATGGAGGAATTTGGGGCTATACGTAGTGAGTTCTTCGGGAATCAGGAAACTGCCTGCGCTTACTTTAAGGTCGCGAATCGCTTTCGTAATCGCGGCTTGGTATTGCGCGACATATTCTTTTTTACCACTGCTCGCTGCCGGTGGTGGTGTTGATTTCTTACCCGCCATCACCGCGGCCACTGCGTCAGAGTGTTCGCCTGTAATCACCATTTCGGAGTCATCTTCGTCGCTGTCCTCGCCGCCGCCGGCGTCACCGTCCAACATTCCCTCGTCCATTGCGGCGACCCCTTCTTCGCCTCCCGCCGCCGCCGCCGCCGCGCCTTTCGGTTTACGCCCACGTTTCGGTGCGCCCGACGCACCCGCACCCCCCGTTTCCATCGCCCGCGCAATTCGCGCAGCCAACATTTCCGCAGTCTCGTGGGCATCGCCCATCACACCCGCATCCGGCGCACTTCCCATTGCGGCGGATTTCTCTAATTCACTCGCAGCAGTTACATCATCGCCCGGGAGGGGACGGCGAATCGATGGCGGGAAAACAAAATTACAAAAAGCGCGGGAAAAAATACGATACGTGGACGAAACATCGTCGTAGATACCGTCGCCGTCGCCGCTACCGCTCTTCTTGCCCGCCGTCGCCGCTGCGCCACGTTTCTTCGCCTTCTTCTTCATATCGGATTCCTGTTTGCGTTCCAGGTCGCGCACCCGCGAGTAAATCGCGAACTGATAATCGCTCATTTCAACTTCAACCAAATGAAAATTCGTTGCGGAGTCATATATCGGCAATAATTTTTCCTGGGCGCTGCGGAAATACGAAGTAAGACCCAGAATACGACGAATGAAGAGATCGCGGTTCTTGAACTCTAATGTCGCAGGGTCAATAAAAAACCCGTTGAATTCATCCAATTTATCTGGGAGAGCGGTAAAGGGGGCTTGTTTGTTTGTAGATGCGGATATCACCGAGATTCCATTCTCGCGCAGTTTCTGGACGATGGCGCGTTCAAATGCGGCGTCCGAGAGAAGACCGTTTTCGGTAGATGTCGTATCCACGACTGCGATACTCGCTGCTGCTGCGCCTGCGCCTGCGCCCTCCCCCGCCGCCGTCGACGCCGCAGGGTCACCCCGTCGAATAACCCCCCGATATTTCGAGCTCACGGCATCATAATCGCGGACAAACCCAAACGGATTCCGCGTAATTGTTAATTTTTTGGTGCGGGTATTATAGTCCATATAGTCAAATGAAAGGCCGATTCCCTTTGCGAAACCGGCACCCGACCCCTTCGCCCGACCTGATGTCGCCACCGGACCCGCGAGACCAAACATCGTCTTAAATGAATCCAGGGTTAGACGACCACTGCTGCTGCTGCCCGCGGCGCCTGCGCCCGCTCCGCCTTCGCTGACCGTGAAGACCCAGTTATCAATATTGCCGCGGAGGATATTAAACAACACCGCAATTTCATTCGGATAGTTGATAATAGGCGTCCCCGTCAATAAAACAACTTTCGCGTTCTGCGCCGACAACAAAAAGTTGTATAAGCGATACGCCATCGAGGTCGCACGTTTCAGTTTATTCACGATACGACTTACAAAGTTGTGCGCCTCGTCAATCACAATGACCGCATTATCAAACGGATTGCGCGTATACCCGTCCGTCATACTCTTTAATTTCTCGGCACGAAGACCGTTGTAATTAATAAAGTCGTATTTGGTGTTAATCATTTCGTCGATTTGGCGGTCCACGCGCACACGCTGACTTGGAGTGAGTTCCGTTTCATAATTACTGGGTTTGGTGACATTTACCATCCACGCACCCCCATTTGCGCGGACGAATTTATCATCGGGGAACATCAGGATTTGCGATAATACGTGCGTGAGTTCGGCGTTGCCGCGCGATTCAATAAACTCCCAATACTGATTCTTCTTATACATCAAGTCACCGCATTTTGACTTCATTTCTTCAATGTAGTTCATACGAAGCGACGCGGGAGTCATCACGATAATACGCTTAAATGTCTTCAGGCCCTCTGCGATGGCGATGGAGGAGCAAGTTTTGCCACTACCAAGTCCGTGGAAGAGAAGAAGACCGCGGTAAGGCGAATAAATATTCAGGTAGTCGCGGACGATTTTCTGGTGGGTGAGGAGTGCGACAGATGCGGAGTCATCACCGCCATAAAGCGACTCGCACGATATGTCGTGTTCGCCGGAAGTGAGTTCGTCGCGATACGGGCGGAACAGCGCATTAATATACTGGATGAATTTGGCGCGATTATTCATATAAAACTCGGATGCTTGGACTTGCGGAAGTGGGCGCGGGGCGGGGAGTCGCGTTGTCACGATGGTATCACCCACTTTATATGCTGCGATATTTACCGTAGAATCTTCGCGTTCCTTGATTTTCTTGACGGCGGCTTTTACGCCAACAGTGGCGGCGCTTACAGAACCGGACGCGGCGACGGCGGCGCCTTTTGGCTTTGGACGGATAACACGTTTCTTCGGGGCGACACCCTCCTCCTCGGCCTCCGCGGCGGCGCCTGTGGCTGGCGCCTCCTCCACGGCCGCAGGCCGTATCTCTTCAAAATCCTCTGGCTCATTTGCCTCTGCGATTGCCAAGGCGGCCGACGCTTTCGTCTGTTTGACAACTTCGTCGGATGGTAAAATCGCGCGCTTTTGTAATTTCACAACGGCTGGCGCTGTCGCTGCCTCTCCCTCTCCCTCTCCCTCTCCCTCTGCCTCCACCGCCCTCGCAGGTTGACCCGATACGAACTTATTAGAAAAAGAAGGAGGTTGTAACGGAATCACACCAGGGCCTATGCGCGCCCCCCTTATTTTTGCCATAATTGCGTTTCGGTCAAAATCTACAGTATGTCTTTTATCAACAACAAAAACTCCCGCCTCCGCCGGCGCTTCTACGCTGCCTGCCTCCACGCCGCCCGCCTCCGCCTCCACGCCCTCCACCGGCAATTCCGCCTCTTTTTCACGGAGGGTTGGTTCATTTCCGGTGACATTTCGCGGCTTCTTTACTAGGTTACGGGGTAATTTACGAGAAAAATGGATAACAACGCCTTCTTCCGCCGACGACGATGCCCGCAATACCGGGCGTTGCTTCAAATTCGTTAAAACACTCATATTGCCGGCAATATTACTAACATATACCATTATATTTATTTCGCAATCCGCGCGATTTGTTTAATCGCCATTTCGCACGTGATTTGCTCGGCCTTCTTCTTGATTTTATGCGTAGCGCGCGCAAAGAAGATGAACGCTTTCCCGCCCTTCTCATCGCAAATCCGATGAACACCCGCAAATCCATCCACCAACGAGTCAAATCGAATCGCCGCCGATGGCTGCGCAATGACCTCGTGTAACGGTTGTCCTAAACATAAATACAACCCCATTTCATACCCACCCTCCGTGTCCCGCGACAATTCGATATAGTCTGGCGTCGTCTTAAACTCCTTCTGAATCTTCACCTGAAGAATATTCTTGTAATTGTCGTCATTTTTGATGAGGTTCGTCCAGTCAATGTGTCGCTCAAACACTGCCTCAATGAAGATTTTCGCGATTTGGAATCCTGGCCCACACGTAAACACTTTCTCAAACCACTTATCGTCATCGTGAATCGATACGCGGTTGAAATCCAGAAACAGCGCGCCAATAAACGCTTCAAACAAGCACCCCAATTTCTTCAGATTGGTTCTCGTCTTCTTTTCCTCCGAGTGTTTAGAAATAATGAACCACCGATGAAGTCCCATCTCTAGCGCGAATTTGCCGATGGTTTCATTTTTGACGATGGCGATTTTCTTCTCGGTCATAAACCCCTCATTCTCTTTAGGAAAACGGCAGTAGAGGTAGTATTTCGTGATACATTCGAGCACACCATCCCCGACGAATTCGAGGCGCTCGTTGGATTTCTGATGAAGCGGCATTGCGCCGTCGGGACGGTCCATAAATGTTATATTTTCTAGTTCATTTAGTGCTTTAGGGCGTTTGGTATAAGAACGGTGGACAAATGCGCGCCGATAGAGTTCAAAATTGTGGACTTGGGAAGGCACGCCGTATCGCGTAAGAATACCTTCCACGTCGGCCAAGGAGACCTCCACATTTTCAGTATTATACGGGTTGAAGACATACCGGTCGCCATCTACGCGTATAATGTCGTCGTCGTTGTATATATTCTTGCCGGTTCGCGAGCTTTCTCCTGCGGGCTCGCATTCGCCGTCCCCGCCGTCGGCGATATTTAGAAGTATATTCTCGTTTTCCGAACTATCTGCGTCTGATCCGCCACCGCCACCATTGCCGCCATTGCCGCCATTGCCGCCACTACTACGAAGACGAAACATTATGATGAAATACCGATGATATTGTATGAGCCATTGTATTTAAGCAAAATCCAATCAATTTTTTATATCGGTATTATTTATAATTCAGTATTACAAAATGGTGTTAAGTGGTGGCAAGAAAATTTCTAGTATTCGTTCTCTCACGAACAAGGGCTGCCATTTCGGCAGTATGCCCGGTTCCGCCCCCAAGATTGGTCGTGGCAGCTGGACGTCAACGGCTTACCGCCAAAACGGTTTAACCTGCGACTGCTTGGCAAAGATTCGCTTCGCGACATGCGCCGAGCAGTATGCGTATTTGAAGGAGAAGAACCTTATCTTCAACTGCAAGCTTACGGGTGGTGTGGGTAGGCAGCCATTTGTCAAGAACTGCGCTCCGGCCAAGATTTAAACTTTATTTATTTATTTATTTATTTATACAATAATTATATAACTAACGATAATTATGGTAAACAGCGGAGTTGCAAGACGTGTGCTCACGACAGGGTCTACGAACGGTATTCATACCGACACGAGAAATGGCGGCGGCGATAAGAAGGGCGGCGCACCCTCCTCTGGGACGGGCCAGATGCGTAGCTTCGCGATGCGGAATACCATCACCGAAACCGCGAAGAATAAGGACTTTGTATTTAAGTTCATCGAGAGATTGAGCCCGGCGCGTCATTCTGGTCCGAAGTTATAAGGGCGTGCTATAAGGGCATAAACACTTCATTATATGGTTATGTATTGACGCGATATAATGTTAATTAAAATAGACTGCCGAGAGAGAGAACTGCTGGAATGGATGACGCCGCCCGCCAGCGCCGCCGCCAGCGCCACCGCCACACCCCCAGCGGACCATTACCTAATGGATTTAGGGGATGGGATGATGATGAAGGTCCCGATTCCGACGACAAAGCGGAAATCTCTCGGCACGCCTACTTCCAAAACGATTCGGCCGCCTCTTCTCCACGAAATCAAATCTGAGAGATTACCTTTAGGCGATATTATTCTCCACGACCCGGGACAAGGACAAGGACAAGGACGCGATATCGTCCTTTTTGAAAGAAAGTCGCTGAACGACCTCGCCGCGAGTATCCAAGATGGGCGGTATAAAGAACAATCCTTCCGACTCATCGAAAATGCCACCGCCACGGGATTTCACACCCACAATATCGTATACATCATTGAGGGTGACCTGACACAATACGAAGCAAAGCGCAATAAAAACAACCGGATAACAAAGACGGCGCTTCTAAGCGCAATGGTGTCGCTTATGTATTATAAGGGGTTCTCGGTAGTCCGCACGATGAATTTAGGCGAAACAGCGGACTTTATTCTCCATTTTGCGGACAAGGTGGCGAAGGAGAGCGCCGATGGTGCGACCCCGGCGTATACGCACGCACACGCACACGCACCACCACCGCATCATAACGTGACGGACACGCACACCGCCACAGCGCAAGCATATAGCGAGGTCGCCGCCAAGAAAGAGAAGCGGGACTATATCACACGAGAGAATATAGGGGAGATTATGCTTTCACAGGTGCCGGGGGTGAGTCCGAAGGTAGCGTCAGCGATTCTGGCGAAATATGGCGGTTCTATTTACGAGTGTTTAGGAGATTTACATCGGAAAATCAACGATTATGAAGAGAGTCTGTCGCCGGAAATGTCGCCGCCGTCGCCGGTTTTGGCATTGGCATTAGAATTAGCAGGGGCGACGGAGACTACGCGGACACAAGACGCACAGACGCAGACACCAATGAATAAGAACAAACTGAAACACGTATCGGAGTGCTTTAAGGACGTGACGATGGACGGAAAACGGGGTATTGGAAAGGCGACGATAGAAAAGTTGACTTATTTTTTATCGTGATAGTGTAGTAGGCGGGTTTGATAATATTATAGAAATAGATGTTTAAAGCAAAAAGAAAAGGAACAGGAAAATCATCACCAGGAGGAGCAGCAAGTTTTGCCCCCAACCCCGATGTCGCCGAGGGACGGAGACTCGGTTTTAATGAGGCTGCTGCCATAAACTTATCAGATTTTGACACTAAAATATTTTATATGTATCGTGAAGTTATTATATCACTACTTATAAGTTTCCCACAAGATCGCGTAAGTGATTTTTTGTTTGGCGCACCAATAAATACAAACGCAGCCGCATTAAAAAAAATGTTCAAAAAAGATGGAGAAATAAAGACAACCGTTTTTGATAAGGTAGTATGGTTTTCATATAATGCTAGAAATTATGCGAATGGTAATTATAATGATGTTTTTTTTAGTTTATATCCGGCGGATGGTAACTTTTTAAGTACGGTGAACCAAGACACATTCCCCATTGAATTGGCGTCTCAATCAATTTCATTAATATTATGTCGTTATTTGTTTACAGTATTTAAAACAATTCAGGTCCGCCAAAAATCCCACCCATCAGGGGGTGGTAAAGGAAAAGCAAAAAAAAGTAATAAGTCTAATATTTCGGACACATTAGATTCAGCCGAAATGGCTAATTTGATCACCAATGCCAATAATAGCGTTGACGTTATATCAAGCAATTGCGAACTTTTTGAGAATGCTTTGTTTGACGACAAAGTTGTCGATGATGATGGAAAACTAACAGAGTCATCATATAATGATAACATTAAAAATATTAATGATGCCATGATAACAACAAATCAACAGTTGATTGATGAAATAACTAGTAAATTAGCGACCTCCACCCCAGAACGGCGTTCTTGCTCCAGGCTTGTTGAACAAAAAGCGGCAGCAGATGCTTTTACTGCTGAAGAAGCCAAAAAAGCAGAAGCTGATCGAGAACGTAAAGAACAAGAACGATTAGCATTAATTATTGAAACAAAAAAACAAATGGATGCGGCGTTAGCTGCCGCGGGACAAGATTATGCCAATATTACCGTGATAGTCCAAACGCATTTTTCGAAAGATACAGGTGAATACTATTTAACAACTACTGATGCCGAGTTTTTAACTTATCTTGCAAAAACATCGTGTACGTTAACCAAGGGTTCATTCAATATGTTACTAACTCATAACATAAATGATAAGTCTACAGTTGCTGGGTTTTTCGCAAGACTAGGTTTATTACAAAAATCTGTTTCTGCTAGAAAACCAGCAGAGGATGAGGAGGAGGATGAGGAGGAGGTGGGTAACGGCGGTGGCCGAGGCAAAAATATACTTCATCAAAAAGGTGGTGCCGTAATTTTACCAGAAGGGTTTCGTCAAATTGGTCTAAGACTTGCTATAGAAGGAATCGGCGCAGCGAACCAATGCTTTAAGGCAGTGGGCGCAATAAAAGATATTCCAAGAATAAGATGCTATATTTGTGGTGAATTATGGTTACCTGCTCAAAAAACAATGGAATGCGAACACATATTTTGCGTAGGATTAGCCGCACAGTATTTTGGTCTATTACGTTCAAGTGATTTTTCTGAAAACCAGAAATTAGTCCTGTCAATATTATACGCGTGGGCTCATAGATGCTGCAATCAATTAAAATCAAATTTATCATTTATGAAATTTAAGAATGATCCAAATGATGGATTTGTATTTCACGAGAAGAATGCTATTGAATTATTGAACAACATTTATGGTAATCACTCTTTTGATTGTGATAGTGTTAATGGATCTATTTCAAAAACTTTTGGCAAAAACAAAAAAAGTTTCACAGAAACTAGAAGAGGTTTCACAGAAACTAGAAAAGTAGTTTTGAGTAAATATTGTAGGCCGTTAATAAGTGAAATAAATAATGTGCGTGCACAATTGTTTTTTGGTAATGCTGCCTTATTTTCATTTATGGGCATTTTAAAAATAGCAGCAACTTCTCTTGTATTATTTACCGGGCTTGACCATGATAGCCTGGCAATAAAATCAAAGGATATGACTTCGTTACTTAGTTTATTTAATGAAGATATCAAAGTAGAGGCACGCAAGATCAGTAAAAATCCATGGAAAAGAGGAAGAGCAGGAGGAAAGAGACAACTACAATTCGGGGGGACACTAGGTCAAGATTTAGAACACAGTTATGTTATAAATGTGATTTCATTACTGAAATGGAATATAGAGAGTAGTAAACAACAACCAGTAGAAGAAGAAGAAGAAGAAGAAGTAGAACAACACAGCCCCGTGAGTGTAGAGACCAGGACCGCTTTTGTGAAATTTTTGAATGAAGGTAATATTGAATTAACCCAAGGGAACGTGGAGATTCCTATAAACAGTGACGCTAAAATGCTGAATGAAATAGTGAGAATCAACTGGAAACAACCGACAGGTAGTTGGAATTTCAGTGTTAAAGGCCGTCCGGATGACGGCCAACATCATAGTATATCAAGTCATATAACCTTGAAGAATGTGATGGAAACAATGGGGTTAAGTACTGAAGATGTAGTTGAGATAATTTGTACTCCTTCAGGTCCTCCTTCAGTTCATCCTTCAGTTCCTCCTTTAGTTCCTCCTCCTCCGCATATTCTAACCGATAAATTAGTATTTAAGTTATTAGCACACACTCATGCGATGAATACACATACAATACCTAATGCGTTAATTAATCTCGCAAATAGGGAGGCTATGATGACTGCTATCGCAGAAATTACAAATAATTATTGGAGAGTTGTTGCCCACGAAACAGGAATCACGAAAAAACAAGCATCTGTATTACAATTATTAGTATTAATAATACCCGACACCATACACGACCGACTAGATATTCAGAGTACAATTAATACCCATTATTTAGAAGAATATAAACAACTTGTTGATTTTGTTTGCGTTCAACCATTAACACCCCGTGATATGAATAAATTTTGTAGATTATGTCTTATTTTGTGTCCGGGGGAAATCGTCACTAATCCAGAAGAACTACGCGTAAAGTTTTTGAAAGAATTGCACGAAGATATTTTATTATTTGTTAGTTCCGATCATATAACAGAGTTCGCAAGTCTTAAAGACAAAATCAAACCCAAGTCCGAGTCCAAGTCCGAAAAACATGTTCCCATTGATAGATGTTTTGTGTTTCCTACTGACAAAGAATTAAAAGATAAAGAGTCAGCTGAAGAGTCAGATGAAGAAGGACAATATTCCCGTGAAAAAAAAGTATCCAAGTTACCGGCGGGCGACATTGTATACCTCGAAACGAAAAATAACAGAATACGCAATTTATTAATTGTCATAGGTGGTGTTTATTTGAAGGATGGAAATCTGAAAGATTTAAATCGTATGATGTACGGTTTTATGGAAAAATTCCCGAATTTCACTGAAAATTTTTACAAAATGCTTGAAGACAGCGGCTTGCGCGGTTTGCCCGAGGATCCCCATATTTTTATATACTTAATAAATCTTCTAATAGAACAACTACCTGACAGTAATGATATATTGAATAGTATATTTGGTAGATTCTTGGTAGAAAAATTTATGCTATATAAATCCGAATCCCCATTATCACCATTACCAATGGACAGCCCTGTTGAGAGTCCAGGTCCAGGTTATTATACAACTGATTCTCCCAAATCTCAACAAGATAGCTTACAACATTTATCACCAACACGTCATCCGCCTCCACATATGGATATCTCACCAGAAATAGCAAAGCGTATTATAGAATTATCGCTAGATCTTATATCATTAGATTCTGACACTTGCATATTTGATAATACAAACCTCCAAGAATATCTTGTTTATTTTAATTATATAGTTCTTGAATATATAGTTCTTGAATATAATCACCAAGTTATTCTACGTAGAAATGAACCATATCAAGATGCGATAGATTATCTTTTAAGGTATGGTTCTAATATACACGGCGGTAGCAAAAGAAATAAAAAAAAATTAACAAAGCGCATCCTAGCTCAACGCCGACTTTATAAACAATATAGTAAAAAGAAACGAAATACATCATCAAATAAAAGAAAGAAACGTGTATCCATCAAACATAAAAGGTCACGAACGAAATACCGCGATACCCGAAAACGACGTAAGTAGGAGAATAAATAATATATTACTATTTCAGTAGTATATTATTTTTCATTATATCCAATCCAATGACCGAAGACACCACCGACACCCTCGCCAAATACGTAGTTTTAGGCATATTCCTCATTCTCGCTCTCGTCGCCATCCAGTATATTTTCCGCAATCAGCTCGGAATGATTGAAGGTCTCGCGAACCGGAAATCCAATAAAGGCAACTCCGACCCCCTCGAAGACGAAAATGACGGCGATATCATCACCATCGCCAAGCGCCAGGAAGAGCTTACAACGAAGACGCAGAAATCGCTGAATATGGATTCGCATTACACCCATTACAACAAAATCATCGATAATATGGACACGTGGGTCAACGCCAAAATCGTGAATTCTCTCAAGAATGTCTCTCGGGAAGTCCACGGGGAAGGAAAAATGGAAGATATCATTCGGCATATGAACGAATTGAACACGATGAATAAATTCAAGGTGACGCTGGAGGAGTGTGCGAGGTATATCGATTCCTCGTGAAAAGGTCGTTGCGCGCCGTCGCGACGGAGTCGCTCGGGTGCTCCACTCCTTTTCACTCGGGTTTCTCCTAAGGAAGGCGTTGCGAATCACTTCGTTCATCTCCACTATTCCTTACTCGGGTTTCTCTCTCGTCCGATTATTGCGCTTCACCCCGTTTCGCTCCATAACTCCCTCGTTCGTATCTTTCGCTATTGTGTTCCTCAGTCCTACGTCGGGTTCATTAAGCGAAGCCTGATCGACGAAGTAATGGAACGACCGTTCGGCTCTGTTGCGAGGAAGCGCAATTACGTAGGAGAGAAGGATACATAATATCAATTTATGTGAATTATTATGTATCAATTTTGTCGCTTCACACACACATACCGAGTTTACGCCGTTCTACGCGCCCTCCCTATTTCCACATCCTTCCCCCGCCCCCGCGTCACCGCATCCCCCGTATATCTCGCGCTCCTATATTTCTCGTTCGCCGCCGGCACCTTCATCGGCACCATCGCAGAAGTATCTGACCGCGCGGCATCAGGGCGTGTCCTGTCCACGTATACACCCGACGCAACCGCCGATTCAGAGTAGCGAATACCGCCCCAGTTCGCATCCATCGGGTTGTCGCTATATTTCGACGTGATTTCCTTCTCGCGAAATGCCGCATCCTGTGGCGTATAATCCCCCATATTGAAATTCAGCGGGTCAAACCCGTCATACATCTGGTTATTGAACGGCGGATTATCGCGGGAAGCATCCATCATTTGGACGAGTGCGGCGGGTGCGGGGGAATAAGGCATATTTGGCGACAGTCCGCCTTGTAAATCCGTCGGGGAAGGCCGCATCTTGTATACGGCGTTGCCTTGCGCGTCATACGAAAACTGTAAGAACAAAACGGGGCAACGAATACCGCGGCCCTGTAACCAGTCCATAAACTCTGAATAATCGTCTAAACTCTTAAACCGGATAGGGTTGACACCTGGGACTTTCTCCACTTTTGAATTGTAGAGGAAGATTTCACTGCCGTGTTGAATCAAAATATTCGGGCATCGGTCGGTATTCGCGGTAGCGACGTCGCCACCGACGCCGCCATCAAACCCTTCCACATCGTCACCGCTACTCACCACCTGTGTCGCCGCCGCAGTCGTTTTCCGCAATTTTTGCGCTTCTTGTGCGTCGGGTTCGATACTCACAAACCCCTCCGGAAGAGTAGCTTTCGATGGCGTCCTTGATGTGATATATGCGCCCAACAAGAAGAACGCAATAATTATAACAGGTAAAACCCTCTGTACTTTGACGATTCCCGCCAATATAGTCGCCTCTTTCATCAACATCGCCGCGTTTTCGCCGATGTATTTCATAATGGATTTCATTAATGTATATACTACGAGGATAATATTATCCCAGTGATAATATTATCCCAGTGATAATATTATCCCAGTGATAATATTATCCCAGTGATAATATTATCCCAGTGTAATACAAGAAACAATGATTGAAATCATCGACGTTAAAAAGCGCAAACACCTCAATAAATTAAATGCCGCCGCAAAACAAGCACACGACCACCCCGATACGCACGGCCTCCTCGTGAAAATATACGCCGACTGGTGCGGGCATTGTCGGGATATGACGGACGATTGGAATCGTCTCACCGAAGAACTTAAAGCCGATTATAAATGTAAAAAGCCGGGTTGTGTGCTTACCATCGCGAATATCCGCGCCAAGAATTTAAAACCAAATGACCCCATTATTCAAAACATCAAATACATACCTAAAGATATTAATAGCATTCCGACGATTATGTATGTTTCCAAAGGAGTGCGAGGTTTAGAATATTCGAATGAACGCGTTTATTCAGAAATGTTGAAGTGGGTTGTCGCCCACCCTGATTTCGGATTGGTACGTAAGGACGCGGCGGAGGCGGCGGAGGCAGCAGAGGCTTCAGATTCGCATAAACATATATTGCGCGGTATCACGAAAAAAGCACGAATCAAATTCAAAGAGTTCCACCGCGGAACATTGAAACAGTTTCATAAGGAGATGCGGCGGCAGCATAAGAAAAGTGTAAAGACGCGAATGGCGACACCGGTTGCCACACGGCATCATCGGATGATTCCGGCGTATTTACGCGAAGCATAATAATAATCATATGCGATACGTATGTCATATATTTTTATCTAAATAAATAGTATAATACTACCCACCTAGGCAAGAATGCTGACACAATGCCCGATGGCAACGTTTATATTGATATTGGTGATTATATCTATTTTATTCGACTCGTATACTATTTTTGGTCTGGGAATACTTGAACCTAAAAATAATGTCATCCTAGTCATCACCTTTTTCATTATTATATTATATTCCGTTTTTATGATGTGGTTGGCAAATAAAACGTGCTACAATTTTATATGGGTATCGTGGTTAATCGTCATATACGTCGTATGGAACATCGTTATTTCAATCGTAGTAATAGTAGACCCAAAAGCCCGGGAAGAAGCGAGAAATGAATTTAAACTTATCGAAAAACAGTACCAATAACAATTTTTTATTATCCTATAATATAAGCGCCCTCACAATGCTATCCAACTTCGCAGTTTGCCCACTGGCATCGGTCATTTTGACCTTGGTTATTGTGATCAATATATTGGATATCTATCTCGTCGGATTCCAATTCGCGATTATAGCAACAAATCTCTTGATTTCCGTATTCTTCGTGTGGTTGTCAAATAAGACGTGTGACAGGTATCAGTGGGTGTCCTGGTTGATTACGGCTTACTTCGTGATATGTATCATTGGCGCTATCGCAATCATATCTAACCCAGCGCTGCTCAACCAAAAGGGTATGGAAGAAATCAAAAAGAAGACCGATGAAGCCGGGCGCGTTAAGGCCTAAACACGGACTCACGCGTTAACACGTTCCGTCGTCGTAGTCGTCGTCGACGTCGACAGTTTTAGCGAGAATTCGATTTTCACACGTCGCATAAGCAAATACCATCCAATAATATTCACGAGGATGAGGGCTGCCCTGTAATCCATCGAAAGAACCGTATTTAGAAGAACACTGATATAATTGGTTATTCCCATATACCCAATTATATTCCGTAACAAGTTGTATACCATAAAGACCGCCCAAATATATAACGGAGATACTTCCATTCGCTCACACACACAGACACACAGACGCTTGTATCGTAATAAGCTCTATTATTATCATTCAATTTTATGCCGGTAAAATTGAAATAAAGAATACAGGAAAGGATAAACAACACAAATGAGAAAATTCAAGATAGTCAAGAAGCCCGTCGCACCCGTCGTCGTCGCCGTGCCCGCACCCGATCCCTCCTTATCATTCCGTCTCATCGATTTTCACGTATACGACTGCGTCCCAGATACAAATACGCATTCATCCGCATCAGAAAATAGTGGCGCCGATGAAGACTCCGCCTCGGTTGCGTCGGCTGGTAGCAACAGTGACGGCGGCGCACGACGAGGCGGCCACGTCGCCGCGGCAACAGACACCAACGAATTCCGCATCCAGATGTTCGGCATCAACGAGCAAGGCGAAACCTGCTCCATCTTCGTGGACGATTACCACCCCTTCTTCTACGTCAAGGTCGCAGACCACTGGACCAACGCCACCAAATCCGCATTCATCCGCGACATCAAAAAGAACTTAAAGAGCCGATACTACGAAAACAGTATTCTTGCTGACAAATGCGAAATCGTGGAGAAGCGCAAGCTTTACGGGTTTGACGGGGGAAAGAATCACAAATTCGTCCTCATTGTGTTTAAGAACACGACCGTGATGAACCGCGTGAAGAACTTGTGGTATTGTGACATTATGACCGCGCGAGACGGGAAGACGCGTGTACTGAAACCCGACGGTTACGTCTTCGCAAATACGCACACGACCATCTACGAAGCCAATATTCCGCCCGTGCTGCGTTTCTTCCATATCCAGAAAATCAGCCCCTCTGGCTGGGTAACCTTCTCCACGAAGAAGACGCGGCTTATCGAGAAATATACGACGACGTGTCAATACGAATACCGTCTGTCATTTGAAGACATCATCCCCCAAAATGAGAAAGAGACGGTTGTGCCCTACAAAATATGTAGTTTTGATATTGAAGCCAGTAGTAGTCACGGCGATTTCCCGATTCCTGTGAAGTCGTATAAAAAACTAGCGGCGAATATTGTCGACGCGGCGAATATTGTCGACGCAGCGAATATTGTCGACGCAGATGGGTTCACCGAAGATGACCTAACACATATTATTTACACCGCATTTCAGTATTCATATCAAGGTCGCAGTCCCTACCCGAATATAGATAGAATCTACCCGAAACGACGTCCGAAAGAGGCGGATATGGTGCGATTATGCCGTCTTGTATGTTCCAAGGAACTCCGGCATCTTATCAAGCAGGAGGTTGTCGCACAAGAAAATACGATAGAGCAGATATTCCTTCAAATGGCGGCGACAGCGAAAGAGGAAGCTGCGGCTGCGGCGGAAAAGAACGGCGGCGACGATGACAGCGAGAGCGACGGTGACGGCGACGGCGGCAATGACGCCGAGGAGTCTACTCCGTCAAAGTATAAGAAAACGAGCGCCGCCTCCGCCGCCTCCGCCGCACCCGACCTCTCCGTCAAACTCACCGCACTCCTAAACAATCCGAAACACTCCCGCGAGACCAAAATAACAATTGTGAGCGATACACTGGGGTCAATCTTCCCCAAAGTCGAAGGCGACAAAGTCACATTTATCGGCTCAACATTCGTCAAATACGGCCAAAACGGCAACCGCCCCTACCTCAATCACTGTATCGCCTTGGATACGTGCGACAAGCTAGACGACGAAGTCCCTAATTCGGAGATTGAATCGTATACTACCGAGGCGGATGTATTGCTCGCGTGGACGCGCCTTATCCAGAAAGAGAACCCGGATATTATTATCGGGTATAACATCTTCGGTTTTGATTATCAGTTTATGTTTCGACGCGCAGTAGAGACGGGGTGTTATGAAGAGTTCCTGAAACTGTCGCGGAACCGGGGCGAGTTATGCGCGAATCCGGGGGGCGGTGCGGCCGGTGCGGGCGGCGGCTACGTCAACCCAAATACCGAAATAACCGCCGATAATGTCGCAATAGAGCAAACCAAAATCGCCCTCGCCAGCGGGCAATACGACCTCCATTTCATCAAAATGACGGGGCGTCTCCAAGTGGATGTATACAATTACTTGCGCCGCGATTTCAACCTCTCGTCATATAAATTAGACGACGTCTCTAGTTATTTCATAGGCGACGCCGTGAAGAGCGTAGAATACGACCCCGCCACAGATACGACCCGTATCTCCTCTGGGAATTTACTCGGACTTGAAACAGGAAACTATGTCAAGTTCGAACAGACGAATCATTCCACGGACGTATACAAAGAGGGGCATAAGTTCAAGGTCATCGCCGTCGCCGCGGGCGGGAATTTCACCGTCCAAGGATGCGCGACCCCCGATATGAAAACAATGGTGCGCTGGGGACTCGCCAAAGACGATGTATCACCGCAAGACATTTTCCGGATGACGAATGAAGGCCCACGTGAACGCGCAGTCATCGCGAAATACTGTATTCAGGATTGTAATCTGGTCCACCATCTGATGAACAAAATCGACATCCTCACCGGTTATACCGAGATGGCGAAAATCTGTAGTGTCCCCATCAGTTTCCTCGTAATGCGCGGTCAAGGCATCAAACTCACGAGTTATGTCGCGATGAAGTGCCGTGAGATGAATACGCTGATGCCCGTAATAGACAAAGACCGCAGTGAGTCGGGATATGAAGGCGCCATTGTCCTTCCACCGAAATGCGGGCTTTACCTCGATAATCCGGTCGCGTGTAATGATTATTCGTCGCTGTATCCGTCATCGATGATTAGCGAGAATCTGTCACACGACAGCAAAGTATGGACGAAGGAATACGACCTCGACGGCGAGCTTATCCGCGAGACGGGGGAACTTGAATACGATAACCTCCCCGGGTATAAATATGTGGACATCACCTATGATACATATAAATGGACGCGCCCCAAATCCGCGACGAAGACGGCCGCAGCCGCCGTGAAAGTGAAATGCGGGACGAAAGTGTGCCGATTCGCGCAATTCCCGGAAGGCGAGAAGGGAATTATGCCCGCCATTCTGGAAGAACTCCTGACCGCGCGTAAAACCACGCGGAAACTCGCGGAAAAGCAGACCGACGCATTTATGGCGAATATCCTGGATAAGCGCCAACTTGGTTATAAGGTGACCGCGAACTCATTATACGGACAATGCGGTGCGAAGACGAGCACATTCTATGAAGTGGATGTCGCCGCATCTACGACGGCTACGGGCCGCAAACTCCTCACATACGCGCGCCGTGTCGTGGAAGAAGCATACGGTGATATCCTCCTCCCGACATCGCATCCCAAATACCCCGTCGTCCATTCCAAGGCGGAGTATATCTATGGTGATACGGATAGTGTGTTCTTCACGTTTAATCTTGCCACACCCGAAGGCGTCCCCATCCGCGGGAAGGACGCGATTGAAATCACGATAGAGCTCGCGAAGCAGGTCGGCGATTACTCGTCCAAGTTCTTGAAGGCACCGCACGGGTGGGTGTATGAGAAGACGATTTGCCCCTTCGCACTCCTACGTAAGAAGGGATATGTGGGTATCTACTACGAGCAAAACCCGAATAAGGGGAAATTGAAGAGTATGGGAATCGTATTGAAACGCCGCGACAATGCGCCGATTGTGAAGGAAATATACGGCGGGATTATCGATATTCTGATGAAGGAGCAAAATGTGGACCGGGCTATCGCATTCCTGCGCGAGAAACTCCAATATATGATAGACCAGAAATGCCCGATGGAGAAACTGATTATAACTAAATCATTGCGGTCGGATTATAAGAACCCGGCGCAAATCGCGCATAAAGTCTTGGCGGACCGTATGGGTGTGCGCGACCCAGGCAATAAACCGAATACAGGCGACCGCATTCCTTATGCGTATATCCACAATGACACCAAGGGCGCGCTTCAAGGCGACAAGATAGAGAATCCGGCGTATATCCAATCACAAAAACTCCAGTTGAATTATTCATTCTATATAACAAACCAGATTATGAAACCAGTCCAGCAATTATTCGCGCTTGTATTGGAGCAGTTACCCGCATTCCAGAAGAAGAAGGGTCGGTTCTTGGATGCGGTAGAGACGGTTGCTTCTACGATAGATGACCCGGTCAAGCGTGAGAAGAAAATAACCGATATGCGGCATAAAGAGGTGAAGGCGCTGTTATTTGATGAGTTCCTCGTAAAGGCGGATAATCTGAATAAAGGGAATCGCGCGATTACCGATTGGTTCCGCGGCGGCGGCAGACCGAAATAATACCATACCGTGGCCAATCACGGATAATTTTTAATCCACTTCCATTATGTCGTCGTCGTGATTGTCGTTATTGTTATTGTTATTGTTATTGTTATTGTTATTGTTATTGTTACCCCTATATGCCGGTACTGCGGTCATTCCCGAAATCGTATTTACAATATCGCGATAAATCTGGTCATCGTTATAGTGTCCGGGTAAATCATAGGAAAATGTGACGTGGTTTTCATCTGCGCTATCGATTGACAGATTCTGGGGATGAAGCGGAGCGGCGGGTGCGGGTGCGGGTCTGGCAGCGGCGGGTCTGGCGGCGGCGGCGGCGGGCACATCCACTCGATACATCCGAATATCGCCCCGACACAGCGGACACGTAGAATGATGCGCAAACCATCCTCTCAAACTTGCGCGATTAAAGATGTGGTTACACCCTCGTATCATCGTGATTTCACTTTCGTCATTGAATTCATCACGCGAAATAGGACACGTAGCATTAACAGGGGACAGTATATTCGCAAAAACGGTGTTCAAGGTTGAGCGGGCGATTTGGTCATTGGTGGGTGGGCCTGCGGCGGCGATAGGCGGAGCAGCAGCGGCGCGACCTCCTCCAATAGGAACTGTATACAACATTGATAATAGATTGGAGATTTCTTGGTTGATTGGTGGTGGTATAGGATATATCTCGTTCCTGCTGCGTATAGGCGCTTGTCGCGGTTCGACATCTCGCGGATTATAATTCGTTTGTCGCACAATGGACCGGGATATATTCTCTCGTAATGTCTGTTCCATCCGCGTAAACATCGCGTTCCCATTTATAATATAATCATTGTATCGACGGACGAGTGACGTATATTCGTTCATATACATACGTTCATCCTCTACCGCGTAGTAATATTGGCGGGTGCGAAATCGTTCGTGATGGTTGTTGCCGGATGGGTCTCCTGAATTCATTATAGACGTCTAACAATACATAGTTACTTGGATTACTTTCTATATCTGTTTGGCGATACTAAATCACTTAAACATAAAAATACAATACTATCTAAAGACCATTCAAAGACTCGTGATGGACCCCCCTCGATTCCCCGATTTCGTAAATAAAGGCGTCACCGGGCTAACGAATCTAGGAAATACGTGTTTCGTGAATTCGTGCCTCCAGGCGCTCTCACATACCTATGAACTGAACCGATTCTTAAACGACGAAAAGTATAAGAAACGTCTTACGAAGAAGCCCGACGCGGTTCTTTTGAGCGAATGGGATAAACTGCGAACGCTGATGTGGAGCGAAAACTGTATCGTATCACCAGGCGGATTTATTGCGTCAATGAAGCAAATCGCGCGATTGAAGAACCAAGACATCTTCACGCAATACTCACAAAACGACGTCCAGGAGTTCCTCGTATTTATGTTGGACTCATTTCATATGGCTCTATCGCGAGAGGTGAATATGACAATCACTGGCAATGTGAATAACGAGAAGGACCTTATCGGTCAAAAGTGTTACGAAATGATGCGGCAAATGTATACAAAGAATTATTCGGAAATGCTGAATTTATTCTACGGGATACAAATCTCGATGATTACTGAACTCATCACCGACGAGACGGGGGGAGCAGGCACCGGCGCCGTCTTGAGTATATCTCCCGACCCATTTTCGATTATTTCATTATCCATTCCGCTGGTTGAAATACCCGGAACAGGGAAAACGCGTATTCCGACCCTGATGGACTGTTTTAGCCATTATTGCGCGGGTGAGGTGATGGATGGCGTGAATGCGTGGTATAATGAGAAAACTGGGAAATACCAGAACGTCCAACGCTCTATGATGTATTGGAGTCTTCCGAATATTATGATAATCGACTTGAAACGCGTCCAATATACCGAGAGGGGGGCCGCAAAGGTCACCATTCCGGTGGAAATACCCATTCGCGGTCTGAACTTGAGCACATTTGTAAACGGGTATAAGCGCGAGAGTTATATCTATGACTTGTATGCGGTGTGTAACCATCACGGCAATGCGAGTGGAAGCGGGCATTATACCGCAACCATCTGTAGTGCGAGTAATGTGTGGTATTCATTTAACGATGAAACCGTGAAAGAAACGGAAATGAAGGGTGATTCTATCACAAGTAATGTGCCGTATTGTTTGTTTTATCGGAAGAGACAGGCACAGGCACAGCCGCCATCGCCACCACCACCGCCGGTATTGGAATCATAAAGAGTTATTATACCACCAATATATAGTATTCACTCGTTCACTCGTTATTCCATATTCCATTCCATATTCCATTCCATATTCCATTCATTCCATTCAATGTCAGCCGCACAAGTATCCAATCCGTCGCCGTCGGCATCGCCATCGTCCTCGAGTATTGGTTTAAGCCAAGTAAGCGGTATTTTTGATTGGATGGACGGTAAAATGGAAGAATTCATTAATTTTCGCGTGATACTTCTTATCTGCGCCGTTATTTTTATGGCATATTTCGTAGTAAATGCTTTAGCCGGAGGCGGCTCTGAAAACGATACACGCGAAAACACATTATTCGCCAATGTTTCCATCATCGAGATATTCTTGTGGGCGATTTTCATCGTCATCGTTGTCCTCAACGGATTCCAGTATTTCTTTCATACAAATATTACGACCGAGATATCCAATCTGCTTTCAACCAAACCGCAAATCACGATCTCTCAAACGGTCCCTGGGGAACCGGCCAGCGCTGGCGACGCAACCGGAGACGGCGATTTAGGCGCTGGTCCATCTCTCAAAATGAGAAAACAAGTCTTCCATATTCCTGCTAGCGTATATGATTACGACAATGCGAAGGCGCTGTGCCAGGCGTACGGTGCCAAGCTCGCGAATACCGACCAGATGGAAGAAGCGCATAAATCCGGCGCGGAGTGGTGTTCGTATGGATGGTCGGATAACCAGATGATACTTTACCCTACACAGAAGTCTACGTGGGAAGAACTCCAGAAGAGCACGGACCCTGCGAAGAAGAACAGCTGTGGGCGACCGGGTATCAATGGCGGGTATATGGATAATGCGAGTATGAAGGCGGGTGTAAATTGCTATGGCCCCAAACCAGAGATGAACCCTTCGTCATCCAAACTAATGTCGAGTATCCAGAATTACGAGTCTGGGAAGATGATAGACCCGCTTCACGAGGCGCGAGTCCAGCAAATGAAGGGTAAAATCAACGAGGTCATCGTTGCGCCGTTTAATAAGGGGGCGTGGTCGTTGTTGTAATGCGGACACGGACGCGGAGTATTTAGTCTATACGTAGTATATACACTATTTAGTAATGTCGTCACTTTCTATGAATAAGGTTCGTGGCCGCGCCATCAACGCGAACACCCAAAACACGAACAATTTCTCTATGTGGATGGAACCGCTTTCACACGGGACTATCCCGTGACCTATGTCGCAAACCCTACAGAGAACGCAGTCATCACCTCCAATGGCGTGAAGAATGTCGTCGTCGCCCAACCTGGGATGTTATACAACCAGGCGCGTTTGGATGTCAGCGGGTCGGTGAATCCGACGAGGTGGACGACCGGTCAGACGATAAATACGGTGTTTCTTGAAGGGAGCGACGTGTCACTTAACCAAATCGCGTCATCTATCTCCGCCGGAACCGTCGCATATTACAGTTACACACCGAAATCCAATAATTCTAAAATCATAGTGGAATACAGCGCATTGTATGTGATTGGCGGAAACACGAATAATACTGGCAATACCGAAGATTCATTTGAATCAAGACTCACCGTTACAGGAGTAACCGACCCCATTGGAAAACGACAACAATATTTCAGAACTGGCGACGGAGGCTCGGGTAGAAGCAGCACGCTTTTTCCGATTGCTGGTGCTTATAATAATTCTGGCCTCGCGCCGATTCGGTTCAACATCGTATTATCAAGAATAAGCGGTGATGACGTAATTACGTTTTATAGTGCGGCATTTGATGCTTGTATGAAAATCACCGAAATCGCGTTGTAATACCGCTCGCGATTCCATTCCGCTACGCTACCGCTACGCTACCGCTACGCTACCGCTACGCTACGCTTTAATAAATAATACAACCAACAGGTGGTATTATTTCATTCCATTTCATTCCATTACCGCGCCCTTCTTGTCTTGTTCTGACGCTTCTTTACATCAATGCCGCCCTTGTTGCGTCGCGTCTTGACATCGTGTTGGATTCTCTCGCTCGGTGTAACAAGAGACAGTAAAGTATCAAAAATATCATTGGGGACCGGTTTACGACGCTCGGTCTCGTCGTCGCTATCGCTGTCCGCCTCCGACTCCGCATTCGGCTCCGCATCCGCCTTCGGCTCCGGCTCCGGCTCCTCTTCACGGACATACGCCGCGTAATTCCGCGGGCGAAACAGTGCGGGCATCATAAACAACCCCGCGGGAACTGCTAAATCGCGAAAAAGGTCACTGAACTTTTCAGGGATGAAATGCTGATTCTCTTCGTCGTCGTGTCCACCGACACCGCCGCCACCTCCACCACCCGTCATCGGCGATACAAACAACGGCATCTTATTCTGGTATAACATATTATTCACTTGATACCCGCCACCAATCATATTCCCTTCTTTATCCTGGTGAAATACCAAATGCTCTGATGGATTGAAAAACTGGCTTATGTTTGATGACATTGTTTGAATACAACTTCTATTGAAATAAGTATATATTATGATTTCGGGTATTTTACCGAACATCACGCGCCACCCCATTATTCGGTATCGTCGTCATCGTCGCCCGGTTTCGTTGCGGAAGACGGTTTCTCGTTATACAATCGTTTAATTTCGGTCGTCGTCTTCGTCTCCCGGTTCTTCTTAATATAGGTCATAATCTGCTCCACTTGGCTACTGTTGGTGATTAGTTCCGAGAGGCATTTCTCAATATATGTGAGCGTCAATGGTGCGGTATGTTTCGCGGTGACAAACTTCAATTTACCATCCGAAATATTTACGGTAGCCTTTCCGAGCTGTTTCTCTTCAATGAGTTCAATAATCTCGTCATTGATGACATACTTCTCGGTGCGAATATCCTTGACAGCGTCGGCTGTTTCCTTAATACGATTATCTAATTCTACCCAGCGTTTGATTTTGGATTCAAGCGTGGGGGGTGTCGCGTGGACTGCGGTCATAATAGATGTTGGGTTCATTGGAATACGGGGATATAGACATAATATTGAATTATGTTTATATTCATTCGCTACGTTACCTGCGACGGCACGAAGTACCGGAGGCTACGCGGCTACGCCGCTACGTTACCTGCGACGGCACGAAGTACCGGAGGCTACGCGGCTACGCCGCTACGTTACCTGCGACGGCACGAAGTACCGGAGCGGGTACGCTGCTTCGCAGCTACGTTACCTGCGACGGCGAGTACGACGAGATGCGCGACGGAAATCAAACGACTTGCCGAGAGAACGGCTTCCGGACGAACTGCGGGACTGAAGGGCCTTTTGCCCGAGGTAAAGTCCTAAAGGAACCAATGCGGTTTCAACGGCCGTCAAAAGACCTGGGACCATACCGCCCTTCTGGGACTGGGACTGGGACTGGGACTGGGACTGGGACTGGGACTTGCGACCACGACGGGCACGACGACGACCACCCATAATAGAGGAACCCTTCAATGAAGAAAATGCGTCAGCACCGGCGACAGCACCGGCGACAGCACCGGCACCGGCACCGCCGGCCATTGCGCTTTGAAGACCGGCGGGTAGTTCAGCACCACCGGCAACGGCGGGAGAAGCACCTGCCGCACTACCACCACCCTGTGTCACTCCCTTGCTCTGCATCATAGAGCCCATAACTTTTTCTGCTATCACCGCAGCTTGATTAAGGGTTGCGGCAGGGATGTTGTGCGCCGCCGCCTGCTGTTCGCCGGCACCACCGCTCTGGTTCTGCTGCTGGTTCTGCTGCTGGTGCTGCTGCTGGTTCTGGTTCTGGTTCTGGCTCTTGCGCTTGGAACCAGAACGCTTTCTATAGGACCTACGAGGCATATGAATTAAACGTTTATATACTAGGTATAGATATAATTTAGTTCCTATATGTATAATAATATAATGAATCTTATCCCCCTGCTCCTCCTTGGTATATTGGTGTTTCCGGACGCACACGCATCTCCGATACACGTTCCCGTCGCCGCCACCGCCATCACCGCCTCCGCCACCACCACCGCCGCCGCTTCTGCTACCGCCTCCGCTATAGAGTGTGATGCGTGTATGTTTCTCGCCAACGGAATGAACCAAACGGTTCTTCATAATCCTAAAGTGACCGCATTGGTTACAGATAATTTGGAAAAAATGTGCGCTCTTCTGCCTCCAAGCGTCCAAGCATTATGTACCACTGCGGCCGAACAAACCGCCCCGGTCCTCCTAAACCATCTAGGCGATTTTATCGCTACAGAAGGGTGTATCGATTTAGGAGTGTGCCACGGCGGACGCGATTAGCATTCGTATTCTATTAGCATTATTTTTATAGCGTCATACTAATTCATTTATTATTCGTATTACGCGGCTCGTTATACCCTCGATGGACGTATTCCACGGAGATGATACATTTCATCTAGATAAGCTACAATTGACGCACCCGAATAGCATCCCAGGCGGTTCATATATGACACGATACTCTTACTGTGAAAGTAAACAGCCGCTCTATATCCAGACGACAAAAACACAATCCAAGCAAGGGATTGTAATAACAGCAGGCAAAAAAGCGTATATTGATTTATTGCTAACGACATCCGACGCCGACTCAGAATTCACCGAATGGATAACGAGTTTAGAGAAAAGGTCGGTGGATTTACTTTACGAAAAACGGCATTTGTGGTTTACACAAGAATTAGACCGAACCGATATTGAGAACTCGTTTACGTCACCTATCCGCGCATACAAGACGGGGAATTTTCTCCTTCGTGTCAATGTAGAACCCAACCGGCAATTTACGCACATTCAGCCATTTTCGTGTAAGATATTCGACGAAAATAAACAGGTTGTGCCGGTAGAGTATATTAAGGCAGAACACACAATTATTTCAATCATCGAGTTTCAGGGTATCCGGTTCACATCGCGCAACTTCCAAATCGAATTATTGCTGCGGCAGGTATTGGTTATCCCCGACGTTCCTTTATTTGAGACGTGTGTCATCACAGAACCATCGCCACAACGAAATGTTATAAAAGAACCGGCCGTCACGGAATTCGAGCCGGCGGCGGTGGCGGAATCGGAACCAGACGCGAATACAGAACCAGAGGTTACTGAACATTTAGGATTAAATGACGACCGCGAAATCGACCGCGAACGAGAACCACTAAAACATTTTGAGTTCACCGAAGTAGATATTGATTTTAAGAATATCCCAGATACGATTGATACAAGTGAACCAGAATTCCCCGAATCAACTGCGGCGGCGGCGGAGGCACTTTCGACAATCACCACGTTCACAACCGCGAACGCCATTAAATTAAAAAAACACAAGGATGTCCTTTATGAAATGTATAAAGTCGCAAAACGTAAAGCGCAAGAGGCCAAAAAGGCCGCCATACGCGCATATTTAGAGGCAAAAGAAATCAAAGCCGCGTATTTGTTGGATGATTCTGATTCCGATTCCGACTCCGACTCCGACAACGACAACGACAACGACAACGACAACGACAACGACGACGTATAACTCCTTCTAACAGGATTACATTATTTTGCCATTTATTTTATATACATTTAAATTATAAGAATGAGTTTTTTGTCTGATTTAGAGAAAACACTTCGCGCCAATCACATTCTTGTGATTTTAGGTGCGATTGTCCTTGTATACGCCGTTTATAACTATTCCGACCAAAAGTTCGTCGTTCCCTACGAACCTCTTCAGGCTGAAGCCGGCGGTCGTCCAAATACGGCCCCCCCCGCTGCGCCAGGCACTGCTCCCGGCGCCAGTGGATACAGCGCCGTGGACCCAATGACCGGACAAAGTGGCAGCGGTTCTGCGAGCGCAACCAATCTGCCAGTCGCCAACCCGTCTGACCTTCTTCCCCGCGACACTAATAATCAGTGGGGCAGTTTGAACCCAGCGGGCAGCGGTGACCTCCTCGGACAGAACCTCCTTTCGGCGACGTTCTTGACGGGCATTGACACCATCGGCAACACGATGAAGAATGCCAATCTCCAGATTCGGTCCGAGCCACCTAATCCCCAGCTGAACGTCGGTCCTTGGAACCAGAGCACATTTGCTCCCGACTTGATGCGCACTCCTCTGGAGTTGGGAAGCACACCGGTTCAGTAATCGCGTGCGTCCGGCCGCACACCACCGGCGCGCTAAGGCGCGCGGGTATGATTACGCAAGCGACAAGGCGTGCGATGGTATGTAACATTGTATCAAGATTACATAATATACGAATACATATATTACGTGACTGTGGTACGCGGCGAAACGCGTGTGGTACGCGGCGAAACGCGTGTGGTTCGCGGCGAAACGTCATTTTATCCATAAAGATTATTTTATTGATTAAATATAGTATAATAAATCCTCATCCTTGGGCCTGCCGCAAAGAGAAGTGGATGGAGGCTCCTGATATTAAAGATCGTACTGCTGGTGCGGATGCGGGTGCGGATGCGGATGCGGGTGCGGATGCTGCTAATCACTGGACCACTGACAGGAACCCTCCAGTGTGTCACGTATATTATAATGCTCACGGAGCAATAAGGCCGCCAGACGGCTTAGCTCCACCTCAAACAGGTACGAACGAAATAGCTCTTCGGATATTTTCTGTTATCGGAGATGAACATATTGAATCAGTTACGGGAGTAATTAAAGAAATGAAAGGACACCCTGAATTTAACGGTAAGGGAATCGATAGGTGCTTTCTTAGTATGTTAAGAAGAGTATCATTTTCCAGCAAAGATAAAGTTCCAGATGATATCTTTGATACCGCGATAAAAGAAACTAAAAAGATGTATAAAGCAGCTGAGTTATATGATAATCATGGTTTTGGTTATGTGACACAGCCAGATTTACCACATTATCTTCAATTATTTCCAAATAAAGAAGAAGTTGTCCGACCCGAACCAAGAGGAACAAAAGACTCGCGAGTACGTGTGGCGGCGGGTGATAAAGTATCATCAACACTAGATGATTATGGGGTTTGGATATTTTTCACGAATATTGAATTACTTAAGGGATTGTCTTTGGAAATGATCACTGACGATACATTGAAGCTTGAAGAAGTAAATAGAAGTCGCACCGACGTCCAGGCGGTGGCTAACGAGAACCTATTTTTACCATCAGGTTTAACTCGATCAATCAATATGGTATCACGCCAAAATAATGAACCAATCGGCGCGGTTAATTGGATACACGCAATTAAAAGTATAGAACTGCGTGACGAGGCCGGCGAACTAGCAAAGATCCGAGCTATAACCGCGATTGGCAATATGTGGAAGACAAGGTCCACCACTTTACATGGGATTCTAGATATATTTGCGCCATTTAACCTAAAAGGTCTTGAATTAGATTTTCCGCGTTTGGAATTAAAGATGATAAGCACGACGTGTAGGGTTTTACGTAGTGGATTTCATTTTCCAATGGGTAATGAACCACTAGATGTAGCTTCTAAATGGTACTCCCAAGAATTTGATCAGGTCATATCACCACCATCATCGCGTCAACGTCCACCTCCCCAAGCATCATTCTGGAGAAGGTTATATGAAAGATTTGTTCCAAAAGAAGCGAAACCAATGTTAGGTAGCATTGACGAAGCCGAACGTCACGCTTTGACTGATGATGAGAAGGTAGATAAAACCAATCGGCCACGGTCACGGTCACGGTCAGCGCCACGGGCACATTCAGCGCCACGGGCACATTCAGCGCCACCATCACGGAAAAAACGTGGCGGTACAAAACGAAAGAATTCAAAACACACACAGCGGCGGCGGCTGCGGCTGCGGCTGCGACCACGACATTAACAATCGGTTATTATTATAATCGTATATGTATAATAACAATGCTGTCTCTCAGCCTCTGTCGTTACAAGGACATATTCGGCCGTCCGAGAGAAGGCGCACACGCATACCGATTATTCGACATTGCTGTCGTGGACGTCGCGGCGACCGTGTTCGTCGCATTCATCATTGCGCGCTTATTCGGTCTCTCGTTCTGGAAATCTCTCGTCGTGCTGTTTATCATCGGGATAATATCCCACCGAGCATTCTGTGTTCGCACAACGGTAGATAAATGGGTCTTTCCGAACATAAATATCTCACAATAATATAACGGCAATATAGCAGTTTTATTATTGATATGGGTGAAGCAGCGCCAGAGAAAGTTCCAGATCCCCAATTATCGTCGTTGACGTTGCTTCTCCAGTGCCACGGAACAATCACCCGCGGTCTCGCTGTTACTTGTGAAAATGTTGAAGTATTATCGCTTGTCGGGAGGCCTGGAATCAAAGGTAAAACGGGACTCTCGAACAAACGAGAACATAAAGGACAAACAAATGACTTTATGATGGGGACACAGATTCGTGATGTATATCGGAAACATATGAAGAATGATGGCATAACACATCACGACCACCACAACCTATTAACAAGCGTAGCTACACCATTACGAGAACTGAATGAATGCTGTAATATAAAATATGAAGGAGGATATCAAATACACTATAATCCAACAGAATTACGCAAATTTTATTTTCAGCCAAACCAACACGAATGTTGTAGATGTTGTACCAATGAAGGTTACTCACGATGTACGTATGTCAGAACCACGGGAACCGCCGACAAAGATATAGTATGGACCCCCGAATACGGCATATTTCCAATTATATCATCGGATGTGAATGATTATTATCATACAGTTGTATCGATAGACGATATAGACCAAGCAGGTAAAAAAAGACCATCACCGTCAAGTAACATACCCGACGTACATATCACAATTCAGCCAAAAAATGTACTTGGTGACGAACGACGCTTATTTTGGCGCAAAAAGATTATAAAAAACCAGAATCCAGCATTAGAGAATGATGACCATCGCCTACGAAAAAAGATACTTGCTGATTTTGATGAATTATGTGTTACTAAGATAACAACCATCGATAAACTAATCAATATTTTTCAACTGGGTATGGGGTATCTACGTTTATTTTTTATTGACCCATCGTGTAGAAACTATACGAATGTAAATGGCTTTGCGATACCCGACGAAGTAATACTTGCGAGTTCTGACGGAATAGAACATATGAGAAGGGATGCTGAACTACAAAAGACACATTCAATGGTAGCTCAAAAAAGACCGCTGTCATCAAATCCAAGTCCGGCGTGTGTGACTGACTTGGGACAAACCCAACCCGATGAAAAAGTGCCGTCGTGTGCGCTTATGGGTGGTGGCGGTAATAAGCGTCCGTCACGAAAACGACGTTCACGAAAACGCCGCTCACGTAGAAAAAACCACACAAGACGAAGACGACGGGGATAATATCCCACCGAGCATTCTGTGTTCGCACAACGGTAGATAAGATTTTCTTTCCGAATGTGAAGGAATAAAATAGTTATACTATATAGGATTACAGAGCGCTCAATGTCATCGGACTCGATAACATTATATACGGCCGCACACGGTTCGGAACCAATAGAAAATAAACGCTCACTCAGAAGTTCAAATATGCATAACTATCGGGGTAAAACCGAAGTATCATTCCTAAGTTTTGCGGGTCTTGCTAATGTAACGACCGAAATGGGAATTATCACGAAAGGAGAAGGACCTATTGCAGAAAAATTATGCGGTAAAGGCATTGATTATGGAATACTGGCACATTTAACACCTACGATGTTTAAGGCCAAGGCAGAAAAGGGCACGCACGCAAGGGGGCTCATTGAGGATTTTATGGAAGAAATAATGAAGCTAGGGGAAGGTTTAGTTGGCATCGAATACTCGAAAACATCTCCGCCAGTTATCATCGAAAATCCACAATTCGACAAAAGATGGTGGTTCGCTGATAATGCTCGCCATGATCTACGCAAACGCAGAGGCCGTAGTAATCCTTCACGACCCGCTGGGGCTACAAAAGATAACCCTATTATTGCAATACCCGGATTGTACATATTACAAACATCGCGCCCCGAACTCAAATTATGGTCACTATCAGATATTACGGGACTTGATGAGTACACCCCCGAAGGGTTCCTGAAAATGTCTGCTATTAAAAAAAGAAATTTATTAAGAAAAATTAACTATACTAGTTTTTGGAAGCCTTATATTGATAATTTTGATTTTAGCACGGTTCTTGATGAGGATGTTATGGAATTGGGTAACGTTACAGAAGCAGTTGTTATATTAAAGCAAATTTATTATGCGTTTAATTCGGAATATGCGATGGATGACCCGGATGATGAAGAAGAAATAGATGAATTTATTGAAGAGGAGGGTGAAGATATGTTACCACAGCCACCTAAAGAAATAAAAGAGATGTTACCACAGCCACCTAAAGAAATAAAAGAGATGTTGGCCGGTCTATTGGCTTATTCAGGTTTTGTGACTAATGTGGTTGAATTAGTTGAATCCGCAAAAGAAACAGTTAAGTCCAAGCGGGCTATTTTTTTGGAGGCTGCTAACCGCGCTGATTTACTAGAAGAACAGATTAAACAATTAGAAGCCGATACAGTAACAAGAAGTAAAGCAATAATTGCGGATGATATGACTACCAAATTACGTAACCTCGACACAGAATTAGACGTTCTACGAATACAACTTACTACAGCAAAGTCCGATGCCGCTACTGTTGAGTCTGAACTAGATGAAATAAAAGGCGTTATAATTAAAAATATTACCGAAATTATTAGAAAAATTTTAAGTCCAACACTGGATAACCCAGCCCTAAAGGCGGTGATAAAAAATATAATAATGCGGAACAAATTAAAAAATATATTAAAAACGGGAATACTTCATAAAGTATTGACACTCCGACAGGTTATAATATTTTTTAGCGGGTTGGAAAATAACATTTTAAATATAGTAGATCCGTCGTGTTTTGTTCTTAGAGAAAAGGACCCGCCCCACGAGGCCACAGATACGCAAGAAATGAGCGGGTCACAAGATGGTTTGGTTGAAGTTGAACGCTACCCTCAGCTGGATTGGAGTGAAGAACTTGCTAGGTTGGCGGGTTCATTCGTAGAAGATAGAAGAGGCGCTGACTCAACCATGGTGTCTAAACGCCACAACCATGGTAAGTGTGGCGGTACGAAACGGAAAAGGTCAATGCGTTCATATTCACGAAAACGCCGCACGCGGAGAAAGAGATACACGAGACGGAGGTAGGAAATCCAAAAAGGTGGATAAGATTTTCTTTCCGAATGTGAAGGAATAAAATGCTATCATATATATATATATATATATATATATAGCAATGAGTAAGGCCGGTAAGGACGCCAGTAAAGCCGCCAGTAAGGCCGCCAGTAAGGCCGCCGCCGCTGCCGAGGATGACGGGTTTGAACCATTTGTAAAACCATCACATATGCGCGCGGTTGTTACTGCGTGCGGACACGGGGGAATAGCAGATGAGAAAGCCCATTCGCATACCCGCAAATCGACAACGAAGGCGAAGGGTGCGTTAAAACATAGCGGCTTTGGATTTTTTGTTTTCAGAGTTCAAGGGACGACACCTTGCCCGGGACTTGCGTGGTGTGCTACCGGCGATGCGCCATCCAACTTCGCGCAATATAACGCAGAAGTATCCTTGCTATTGAAACAACGCCCCGCTCATCAAATGCTTGAAAGCGGTAATTTAGAAAGGTTGGCTGGAACAATCAGTGAAAAAATACGAGAAATAGACGTTCAATCACACGTAAAATATGCCGAAAACCTGGATGACAGCGACTCGCACCCCCCCGATTTATTTTCTGCTTCAGATTATTATAAAATTTTTACTCCCGAAGACCCGCCCCCCGAAGACCATCGCTTAATAGCGGCGTATCGTAATCCAGGTGAGTTGTTGAGAACGTGTGAAGCATCGGCCGCAAGATTACCCCGACGACCCGCAGTCGAAGGAATTCATAATAAAGTTTTTTTTAAGAGTTATGGGTTGTTTTTTATAGACTCAACAGATGATATTGATAAATCTCAATGGTGTTTAACAAGTGCCACAGTTAAAACACAAACGGTTAAGAAGGTGGATTATCATTCGTTGGAACGTGAGGAACTGTATAATCTTTTCAACAAACGTAACATTAACGCGGTTGTAAATATGATAGGGTGGAGAAATGGGTTTTTACTTAGAAAAGAAACCAGAGGTATTGTCTCGTATAAACCTAGTGAAAAACCGGATTGGGATATTTTCCGCGATAATCTAGACGGGCCCGTACAAAAGTATTTACACGCGGCGTTTCACCAAGAAGTTTCATACCACGATATCATATTCATCTGGGGAGAAGGATTCAAATATGATGAAGTTTTATTTGTAGATGTTGCTTGTAATTCTCCATCAGAAAAGGGCGATTGGGCCCATTCTGACCCAATGGAAGTGAGAACAGCAATAACGGTGGCCGACGAGCGGCCGGACAAGACGGCGGGTGATTATGATAATAGTGACGACGAGAGTGATTCGTCGGCATCGTCGGCATCGTCGGCGACACCATCACCAACACACACATCACAAGCGAAAGGAGGACCCGCGAAATCACCGCCACGCGCGAAATCACCGCCACGCGCTAGAGGAGGACCCGCGAAAACACGGTCACCATCACCGCCACGCGCGAAAGGAGGACCTAAAAAAAAAGGGGGGACACGATTAAAGAAGAGGTCCAAATCCTATCAAAAAACCAGTAAACATTTGAAAACCACCCGAAAACGTTTATCACGAAACAAAAAAAACAACAACACGCGGAGAAAGAGATACACGAGACGGAGGTAGGAAATCCAAAAAGGTGGATAAGTGGGTATTTCCGAATGTATGATACGAACCGTAATGATTGTGTGTGAACACATAACGGTGAGTTCTTATCATAATGAATTGGGTTTAATGTGCTCAGCGACGGCGGGTGGAGGAGCGCTTTTTGGCGGCGGAACGACGACGACGACGAACGGAAGCGCGCTTTTTGGCAGATGATTTGCGGGTTGAAGAACCGCCATTTTTTGTTTCATCATTCGATTTTTTTTCCGTCGTGAGTTTACTATCAAGTTTACCATTCTTATATCCGTTAACATATTCGAAGGTCCTTCTCAGGAGGGTCGATTTTTTTGTCTGTGCTCATCAAATAATACTTTTCTCCTCTTATATAAATACCCCATAAAATAAAAATGTTCAAAACCAGTGTTTTCGGTTACATCATCATTATTTTTATTATTGTGATATGCCTAAAAATCTACCAAGAATCCGACGCGTTTCAGTTGAAATGTATTGTTTCTAAAGTAGACGGCAATAAATATTGCGTCCGTGAACGCGCGAAGCTAGAACTCGCGGCTGACCTCCTCGCGACCGTCACCCAGAAAATGAAAAAGGTCGTGAAACATATGGGCGATACCTACCCTGACCGCGACAACGTGAAACGTTTAGTCGAAAACTTCCGCCCCGAAAAAATAAGCGAGACGCTTCCTACGAGCGAATACACCGCATATAGTGAGAACAAGGGCGAAAAGCTCGCATTTTGCGTGAATACAACCAAAAAAGGGAATAAACTCATCGACGAGAATACGCTCACTTTCGTCGCGCTCCACGAGTTGAGTCATATTATGACGGAGAGCGTCGGGCATAAGGACGAGTTCTGGAATAATTTCCGGTTTCTGATCGACGAGGCGCAGAAAATCAAAGTGTATTCGCCGGAGGATTATAAACTCCGGCCGAAAGAATACTGCGGGATGACGATTAATGATAATCCGCACTTTGATAATTGATGCCGCGGTCGGCTGCGTTCGGCTGCGTTCGGCCGCACACCACCGGTCGGAATCTATACCCAGGCGCATCGGAATCTATACCCAGGCGCATCGGAATCTATACCTATGCGTCTCAGAATCTATACCCAGGCGAGTCTTATCCGTGGTTCGCGGCGGAACGCGCGTGGACAAACACGGTATCCGGCGCCCGTCGTTCTTGTATCGCCTTCAAATCGCTCGGCCGTGTAATACTCGCTACGAAATCCCGGTCCACATACGTTAAATGATATAACCGCGCATTATTCACAAAAAACGATATATACTTCGGTATCGAATCCGCGTCCGTCCAACACCAAATCGCACGGTTTGGAAGGTCATACTTGAGTGCGTCCCATTCGTGTACCGACGCATATTGAAACGCCAATGGAAACGCGACATCATACTCGTATTCTTCGTCCACAAATGTGATAAAAATGTCGTCCACTGGAAAAGACGACGACGGCGCCGCAAGCACTTGTTCGTAGATGGACGCCCCGCCAATCAACCAAACGTGCTCATAATTCGCGGTGTGTGCGTGAATCTCTGAGAGATTGTTGATAAATGTGACGCCTGGCACTGCGTCGGTATCGGCGGCATCGGACGCACGCGCAGAAATCACGAAATTGTCGCGAAAAGGCAGTGGGCGAACGTTATCTGGAATACTCTCCCATGTCTTTCGCCCCATCACGACCGCGCTATTATACGGAAACGCGGAAGACCGTGTCATCTCCGAAAAGAATCGAAGGTCTCTCGCGAGTTTAGGCCACGGGAGACTGCCTTCATAACCAATCCCGCCACCGCGGCAAAGTGCGACAATCATTTTGAATTCGGTGGTGTGTTGAGGAGGGGACATTCGATGCGAAGCGATGCGAAACGATTATATACAATATATGAAATCTATTTATTATTGTATTCGGTAACTATATAGAATACAATGGCATCCGCCTCGGCCTCGGCTTCTACGCCAACGCCACTGCCAGAAGGCGCAATCGACGCAACCGAGTTTAACCCATCGTCGTTAGACCCAAAAACACATTTATTTTTCGATGATGATAGAAAATATATTGACCCTGTTCAAGCAAAAATGAATAAGGATGGAATTTCACTGGCGTGTGTATATTGCCGTCCGCCAGCGGCTATCGTATTACACGCACACGACACTGGTAGAGCGGTTACTGAAATAACAATACCAAACAGGTTTAGAGAGATGAAACAACTCGGGACTCCGGTGGGGGCTTTTCGAGATTTTTTAGGTGACCATATGGAAAAAGAAATCGGGACCGGTTTCACCAGCGCAATGATTTCTCGGTTGATTGATTTTGAAACCAGTTTGCGCGCGGCGGAAAGTAAACGACGACTCTATTTTTTTGATTTTGATAGAACCCTCACATTTGTGCCAGGTATGTCGTTTGCGTTTCTTCCGAAGAAGTTAAAGACACGGACTACTCCGCCTATTACTGAAATACCTGAACCCGAACGTGTTTTATTATCTCAATATGCGAAATATTTATTTTCGGATTATTGTGGTGAAGAACCCGAACCCAGTAGAGGAATGGGACGTATGAGTTTACTTCGTGAGTTATTTACTCTCATTGGGAATGAACGAATTTATATTGTAACCGCAAATAGCAGTGCGAAAAATGCCCCAGAAAACCCTTATTTCTTACATTTCAAGTTCTTGATATCCCAGTTATTGCCGGATTTTTTAGAAGACCATATCATCGGGGTTCAATCAAAAAATGAGGCACCGTTATTCAATAGCAAACAAGATGCGATAGCCAGTATACTACAGCGTAGACCGCATAGCCCTCGTAGCCCTCGTAGCCCGGGTGGCACCGCCGCGACAAAGAAGAGCCCGCGTAGCCCTCGTAGCCCGGGTGGCACCGCCGCGACAAAGAAGAGCCCGTCAAGCGGACGCGGCGGCGGAGGAGGAAGTAAATCGCGTCGCATTCGTCGTTCTACACGAAAGCGTCGTAACTAATCTGATTATTCTTTAACCCTAATAAAGTATAATCTTCTATTCATATAATAGTATCCTACGGAAGGAATCGAAATATGGAAAAACCCCCATCAGAGATACCCATCTATAAAATATGCCACATTAGGTCGCCAGATGAAGTAACCACCGGGTCGTCGCAGTCGCCGTCGCCACCGCAGTCGTCGTCCCTGTCACCCGAATACAATATATTATACGTATTTTACGGGAATGTAGAATTTACAACCGATGAAGGTCACGTCGTAAATATCAACGACGTCTTCGTCCAAGAGCGAGAGAATCCATTCTTCCGAACAATATTTAGTGAATATGAAATCCAGACGATTATTAAAAATGAACTGAAGGTCGTGTTTCTTCCAGAGAGAATCTACCCCGATGATTCCATCGAAACGATAAAAAAGAAATTCCTGTATTTGACGCGCGAAAAGGTCGGTATCTCGTATGCGGAGTTGTATTTCTTTTGTAAGCAGATGAAACACATCACGACGCAAATCGCACACGATCACATCACATCCAATGGAAAGCAGGAAATGACGCCCGTCCGACTTGAGAATTATTTGTTGAATATAGATAATCAGCCGACTGCGCCTGCCGGAGGTTCAAACCCCAGTGAACGCCTAGCCAATCTCAAACTAGAAGAGACCTCCCGTATTGTGAATGTAACAATGGGGCAAGAACTAAATGTCGCATCCACATACGAATATCCGTATGCGGTCAATCCGTTTGATGCGATGAATGCGGACCCTTTTTTAGAAATCCACGCAGGGGAAATTGTAAATACAACAAATAAATCGGTTCTTATTGATTATGGTGTATTCATTCACAATACGATTTATTTAGTATCAGCAGAGGATGCCCTGATATATGCGAAAGAACTCGCGATGACCGCCGCGGCTGCTGCTGCTAGCGCGGCTCCCGCGAGTTTCACTGCTCCCGCCGCTAGCGCGGCTCCCGCGAAACCCATCTACGAATCATATATTGTCCAAGTCTATTTCCCCTATCTCTCGGCGTTTCGCGATGACACGCGTCATTCTGCCGTGGAAATGGGCTCAGCCGAAGCATCCGGCGAAGTAGACCTCGCCACTATCCACTCGCATAATACACTCCTGCTCCATAAACTCAAACTGCTCGACGCGGATAAAAAGATACTCAACGAGAGATTCCTCCGCCAGACCGCGAATATCAAGTTACTCTACGATATTTACGAGAGACGAACCACCGAACAGAATTATATCGACGACGGTATCCGCGGAGTAGAATTCCTCATTCATCCAGAAACCCCCTACAATCAATCTCTCGACGCAGTCTTCAAAATGATACATTGTTCAGAGTATATCCCCTACATCAAATACAATCCCGGTAAGAAACGCGACAATATCTACAAACTCTTTACATCGGGTGTAAGTCGTAGTGGGCGTAAAATCCCGTATTTGCCGAAGGGCGATATTTTCCGTCTCATAAAAACAACCGCGCGCAAGAAGAGCGTCGCAATGTATATCAATTATACATATTCTAACCCCGACGTTCCCAACCATAAAGCCACGCATTTACCTGTCCCAATATTATGCGAATTCTACCCGGATGGCACCATCTACGTGAAACTATTCGTCAAGTATTCATTTACGACGGCAGAAATGGAAAGCATCATCAAAGCGACGGTAAACCCGGTTCTGCGCGTCATCAAAGAATACGTAGAGCAAGGCGGATTTCAGATGGTCCTTTTCTCAAAGCTATACCATCCGCAGGTTGAGCTGATTAATTTAGAATATTTCGCCCAGGTCGCAATCACACGGAATATTGAAATCAAGCAAATGATTAAGTGTATCTCTAGCGCATTCAATGAAATAGAGGGAAGCTTGAAGAAAGGGATTGTGCTCCGGTATAAGCGTGTCGGGAATTATAACGATATGTCGAGTCAAGACGCATACATCATTGAGATGATGAATAAACGACAAAATGACCGCGATATCATTGAAGGATTGCGTGATAATTATATGATGTCGGAAACGGATGCGCGTGCCAAACTATCGGCATTATTATCTTCATTACAGACCCAGCAGGTATCGCGGTTTCGCGGCGGTAATATTCGCATCAAGAACAATCCAGGGTTTCTTACGAAAATAACAAAGGGCGCATTCAATAATATAATAACGATTGAAATCGCGAATATCAATAATACCCTGTTTCTACCCGCACTTCATATTTACATTGACTCGATTATTCGTATTTATCAGGAACCGGGAACAACGGATATTCCTTATGATAAAATATCGGAATTGTGCCTGGGTACGGGCGCCAGTCGCGTCTCGGCGCCTCCCGCTGCTCCCGCTGCTCCCGCTGCTCCACCCGCCCTCGGAACTCCGCCTGAAAGCGCGATTGATAGTTTCGCGCAAGACTCTCGCCCAGAGGCTGTCATGGGCGACGTCCGTCAGTCGGATAAAGAAGAATCCATCGATTTGATGGATGAAATCGTTCACGTGCCGGTCGCGGCGTCGGCGGCGCCACTTGTCTTTGGATTTGAGGTCGAAACATCTTCGAAGGAAGAAGGTATTGATTTGTTTGATTTATTACAGGGTGACGACGATGACGACGACGGCGACGACGGCGGTGGTGATAGCGCACAAGGCGGCGGTGGCGGCGGTGGCGGCGGTGGCGCAGCAGCAGCATCAGCAAAGAAGGGCCTAGCAGCGGCAGCGGCATCGGCCGCAGACCCGGAAGTAGACGAAGACCTTTCCGATCTCACTGGTATGGAATTGGCGAATCCAAACCCTTTCTCCAAACGAATCCAAGAACGTGATCCCATCATTCATTTAAATGAAGATGTCGGTAAGTTCAACGCGTATTCGCGGAGTTGCCCGTGGAATGTGCGCCGCCAACCCGTTATTTTAACCAGTGAAGAAAAGGCGCGAATTGACCGCGAACATCCGGATTCTTATTCACATAGTATCACGTATGGTTCCGAACCCAGCAAGCAGTATCATTATATATGTCCTAGGTATTGGAGTCTGAAACATAATACGAGTTTGACAGAGGAGGAAGTGAAATCCGGGAAATATGGCAGCGTTATTCCGCAAAAAGCGAAGAAAATCCCGGCTGGAGCAAATGTATTTGAATTCACAGATGACAAGTATCACAAGGATGACAAGGGAAATTACAAACAACATTATCCCGGGTTTTTGAAGAAGGACGCGCATCCGAAAGGATTATGTGTTCCGTGTTGTTTCGCCCAATGGGATAAACCGTCCCAGACATCGAGGCGTCAGGAATGCGAAACGAAACAGCACGAGGTCTTGCGAACAGACACGACATCGTCGGCGGCGGCAGCGGAGGCGGACACGCCGGCACCAGTATCCGAAGGAGAATCGCCCATTGCCGCACCGGCTCTGCCACCTGCTCCAGTCGAACCCGTTAAGATTAACGAGATGAAAGATGACCGCATTTTAAGTTCAGACAAGTTTCCGCTTGAAAACAATCGTTGGGGATATTTGCCACTCCAGGTCCAGAAGTTTCTATTTTCTGATAGCCGGAATTGCCAGGTCAGTCTCAAAAATACCGCGATAAAAAAAGACACCCCGTGCCTCCTTCGTCGTGGCGTGGAAACCAATAATCATCAATCCTTTGTTTCTGCGATGGCGTATTATTATAAGGAAAGTATTGGTCTTGAAAAGACGACGGCGACGACGGCCGCGACGGCCGCGACAGCCGCGACGACGAAGAAACAATCAAGAAACGCGTTTCAAGAAACGTTTGCTTCATCCATTACCGAGGCAGGCGCAGCGGCCGCAGGCCCAGGATTATCTCTCAAAGACCGAATCGCGAAAACGATTGCGGAAAGCATTCAGAAACAGTCCGCGCAAATCGCTACAACAATAGAAGAATCTGCAGCAGAGGCCATTGTGGACGAATATCATTCAGATGACGAGACTCCGGTCGCAATGACGCCACGACCAAGCGCCGCCGCCGCCGCCGCAACACCCCGTGCGCAACCCGAATCTTCTTATGCGTCCGTTCCCACCATCCGAGAGATGCGAAATATTATTATTCAGTCTCTCGACATCGACCTTTTTATAACATTACAAAATGGAACATTGACCGATGTATTCTATAATCCCAACAAGGAACTTCTAGATACCAGCAAGTATAACACAATCTCTCGCACTCTCCCCAAAGAAGCATTCACGAGGATATGTAACGCATATGAAAACTTCATCGCGTATCTCGACGACGACGCGTCTATTATCGACCACACCTACCTGTGGGATATTGTCACTCGCCCCAATGAAAAACTATTCAAGAACGGAAATAACATCATCCTCATCCATATCCCCGACGACGATATCACCAACAACGTCCAGGTGATTTGTCCTACAAACGCATATTCCGGCGAGGTATTTGACGTCAATCGTAAGACGATTATCCTAATGAAACGCGACACCTATTATGAGCCAATTTATTTGTTTGAAAGTAAATCCAACGGAAAATTCAGCGTATTAGGCCGGTTCGCAATCAAAAGCAAAACCCTGATGCCAAAAATCAAGTTCATCATTGAAAATATCCGCGACCTTTATTTTTCATACTGCCGGCTTCACGCCAGTCAACCGCGTGAATATAAATACAAAATGAACCAACCCGCCGCTTTAATTGCGAAAATCGTTAGGGATGCTGGCTTTGAAATAACTGCGCAAGTCCTGAATTTCAACGGAAAGGTCATCGGGCTTCAAATCTCTCAAACCATCACAACAACCCGATTGAATACTGCGGCCATCGTGAAAAAAACCCAAACACGTAAAACCTGGAATGGCGTTATTCCCACCGCAGTTTCGGCGCCATTGGTGGCCTCCGCCTCCGCCGCCTCCTCCGCCGCCTCCCCCAAAATGATATTAATGGATAATGACGACGAGCTTTGGACGATGAGTTACCGCGAAACCGTGGATTTCCTTGACGCAGTTGCGGCACATGTGAAAAAGGTAACTAAAAAGGACGTATACTGCCGCACCAAAGTCAAAGTCGTGGAGGATGGCCTCGTGGTGGGCGTAATCACCGAAACAAACCAATTTCTTCAAGTAAATGTGGATAAAGACCCACAATTGAATCAAGATGACGGAATTCCGACGATAACGGAAAGCAACCACCTGGTGGCGGATAAAGAAATCGCGATGACCGCGGCGAGCGGGGACGCTGCCGTAGATAAGACGCGCGAGAGATATGTCCGTAATATTCGCCTAGAGACCAATTTCTATAATGTGTTCCGCAATACGGCTCGTAATATATTGGGCCGCCCCGACAATAAAAGAATAAAAGACGATATTGAGAAAATCATTGCGTCACCGTTTATGATTTATCAGAACAAGCTCTCGCAAATCATCGCGCATATGAAGCGAATGCTAGGGAAATTTGTGGCTTTTATTAAATACAGCAAGGACACACTGAAAATGGTGGGCGAAATATCCGGATGTATAACCAGTGATGATGAAACCTGCGGAAAGAAGAGCTATTGTTTGAAGGAATCTGGCGGATTCTGTAAGCTCCTGCTCCCCCAACGAAACCTGATGTATCCGGATATCGATAATGAAATCGCGTATTTCGGTAAATTATCCGACGAAATGATACGATACGAGCGCGTGAAATTGTTTATGTTTGAGCCGACAAAGTATCTCTCGTTTCAAGAGAGAAAATACGACCTTCGCGATGACGAAATCATTTTACTGGAGACGTTTATCACGCAAGAGTATTTTGAAAATATGGAGCCCGCGGATGCGAATCCCTACGTATTTCAGACGAATTTTTATACAGTAGCGCCCAGTAATGCGGGGAGTCGCGGTATCCAATCCTATGACCCGGTGTATCGTAAAGACTATGTAGACCGGTATTTGGAATTGGATGCGGCGGGGGGAGGAGACGGTCCTGACACAAAAAGGGCGTCGGCGGCGGCGGCGTCATCGGCGGAGGCAGCGGCGGCGGTTCTCGGACTGTCCTTTCAAATCAATGAGGTGAATCACGTGCTTGATTTCTGCCACCAGGTATCCAAGCGTAAAATAACCGACAAAATGCGACAACTGTTTTTTCCAAAGACGAATACATTTGAACTCTTATTTTCAAATGAAAGCAATGAATGTTCGTTTGATGTCATTTTGACAATATTGCGGTGCGTCGCGCAAACTGCGTCGAAATGTCCCAGCGGGCATAGTTGTATTCGCCAAAAACAGCCGGCATTCGCATTCAAAGGCGCGGCGGCGGCGGCGCCAGAATCCGAGCTATGCGAGAAATGTCGCACGACCATCGGCCACGACCAAACGGAATTCGGCTGTCGTCAATGTAATTATTTCATATGCGAACACTGTCAAACCCAGCATGTGGGCGAGCTAGCCGAAATGACAATACCAAAACTTAAGAATATTCTTGTTACTGAATACGGAAAATTATCCGAGATGGGTCTTGATAAGAAACTGACGATGATACTAAACGGGTATGGAATGAAGAAATATGCGGATATCGTCAATGAAGGCCGCGCGACATTACCGCAAATTATCCAAAGCGAAAATTACTTTTTAACGAATATTGATATATGGATTCTGGCGCTGTATTTTAAGATACCCATCGCCTTCATCTCTCAATCACTATTAAGCGAAAATAGCAAGAATATGATGGTATTATATGATGACGACCTCACCGAAAGTTATTTCTTCGTCCATCCGTTTTCGGTTACTCAAGATGTGCCGTCTCGGTACGGTTTGATTGAAGTTAAAATACCCGGACCAGGGGGAGGCGAACCTGGACCTGTATCACTCTTGAAGATACCTCACGCGTTTATAGGTGAGGAATTACGAGAGAATATATTAGATGCGCGCGTGTCATTGGAAGAATACATACGCGCGTTTAAATTAGGGAATATCAAACATAAAACCCGCGTGTTTACGATGACGACAGAACCCGCATCGATTGCGCCACTCATCGCAATGACAAAGATGTCCGAAAAGGCATCCCTATTCCAATAAACTAAAATACCTAAAGGATATATATAGGAAATGGAGCAGTTATACGTTACAGCAAATATAGTGGCGCAGAATAATAATAATAATAATAATTTAACGCAGCCACCGCAACTGAATGTATTTGATATTCCAGACGTTATGGCATTTCCCGCACCCGCCGCACTCGCCGCACCCGCCCTCAGCGGAATACATATCGCCAAAGCAATGAATCATAACACAATGACCGACCTAATGAACCAAGTTGTGCGTAGTAATGCGAATAACACACCGTCTGTTTCAACAAAAATGTCAGAGGTATCACTCAAAACACCTGAAAATGTTTCAACATTATCGATTCCCATTCAAACGATTCACGAAACTACTAAAAAACTGCCCCATAAATCAGCAAAAGAATGTCACCGCGTAGTCACGGCAAGCAAAGTCATTATCGAAGATGAGGATAAAGAGTCCGTAATTGATTATGATGACGAAGACCCCGAAATCAAAAAAATCAAACTGTCGTTGTTTCATTTTGCCAAAGATATCACATTCAATCTGATATTTACCATTCCGTTTCTACGGACAAAACTAAACTCTATTCTTAAAGAACCTAATTTAGCAATAAATCAAATTGAGCGGGTATTTGACGAATTTAAGGACCTACTAAATCGACAACAATTAGAGAGTATTAAGAAATATGTGTGCGAAGAAGGGGTTCGCGACAAATTGAATTACATACTGGAGTCCGGGTTTAACAAAATATTGTCGGATGGTAAAATCGATATCAATGATGCGCCGCAATTCAACCAACTCGTCTATTTTATTATTCGGTCATTTAACAATATCAACCAAGGCAAGGTTTATCGATTCTATGTCTCTCGTGAACACGTGATGCTTCTACTTCATTTCATTCTCAAATCGGTATTTACGCTTACACTGAAAGGCGACGAAGAGCAAATGGCAATCGGGCTTTTAGACACAAGTTTTAAACTCGTTCAATTGGAAGTATTGCCGCTGATTTCAAAACGCTGGTATCACCGGTTTCGAATTTGTCACGCGGTGAAGGAAATAGAGGAATTGATTGAATAATGGAATGGAATATTTAGGAAAAAGACGGCGCGTTTTCGCCGAAAAGACAGTTCCCGAAAAGGCAGTTCTTGAAAAGAACTTAAAGATATTTTCTCTGTATAGTATGTGAAAGGCGGATGGCGACGACCATTGGCGGCCTTTACAGCAAAGATACCGGTGTAGCTCAGCGGCAGAGCATCTAACACATCGTTTGTTACCTTTTTACTAGCCCCGCAAGGAGTTGGTCCGTTCTACGAATGATTATCGCCTTATAAGCGGAAGGTCGTGGGATCGAAACCTACCGCCGGTAACAGTCAAGCTGGACGCTATAAACGCAGCATCGTCATTTCATTCTAAGACATTCATTCATTCATTTTACCGGCGTGGCGCAGGGGAAGCGCGCGGGGCTCATAACTCCGAGGACACTCGATCGAAACGGGTCGCCGGTATTGTCAAGCTGGACGCTATAAACGCAGCATCGTCATTCATTCATTTTACCGGCGTGGCACAGAGGACGCGCGCGGATCATAACTCCGAGGACACTCGATCGAAACGAGTCGCCGGTATTGTCAAGCTGGACGCTATAAACGCAGCATCGTCATTCATTCATTCATTCATTTTACCGGTGCGGTGTAGCGGTAGCACACAGCCGCGTTCATTAGCGCTGAGAACGTAGGATCGAAACCTACTGCCGGTATTTTTCATCACATCGCACCGGTGCTTTTAGGCACTCGAGCAACATCACAAACCTCCTTAGCTCAGAGGCAGAGCGCGGGGCTCATAACCCCGAGGTCGATCGGATCAAAACCATCAGGAGGTAATAACCTATATTATTGGGTTTTCATTATTCACTTTATAGAAGTGAATCTGCCTTCACAAAGGCGCAATCATTTTAAACCACTTCCACGGCGGACGTTTTATCGTCTGACATCTACTTTACTGATGACTCATCATCGTCGGTCCGAAAGTCAGATGGTTATCTTCTTTACTCATTAAAAGAACGGTGTGGGATCGATACCTACAGGTGGTAATTGTCAAGCTGGACGCTATAAACGCAGCATCGTCATTTCATTCTAAGAAATTCATTCATTCATTCATTCATTCATTTTACCGGTGTGGCGCAGGGGCAGCGCGCGGGGCTCATAACCCCGAGGTCACTCGATCGAAACGGGTCGCCGGTATTGTCAAGCTGGACGCTATAAACGCAGCACACGACTAACGTCGTATTTTACCGGCGTGGCGCAGAGGTAAGCGCGGGACATTTTGTCTACTAGACAAAATACCCCGAGGTCACTCGATCGAAACGGGTCGCCGGTATTGTCAAGCTGGACGCTATAAACGCAGCATATAAAATTGATTTAAACATAATACGTTTACATCAATCATCGCGCAATAGAATAATGGAACAAGCACAAACACCGAATCGTGTCGAACAAATGAAGGCAGTCCAAGCCGAAGCATTGGAACTGTTTACGCGTAAAAACGCAGATTATGGCGATGCTTTTTCGAAATATGGCGTCATTGGCGTTCTTATGCGAATTGAGGATAAGCTACAACGGTCGATGTCGATTACGAAAAACGGCGTGAATTTAGTAAACGACGAAGGCATCCGAGACACTCTCATTGATTTACACAATTACGCGGCGATGGCGTTGATGTTGCTGGACGAGTGAGTGGAACGTCAGTGGAACGCGAATGGAACGCGAGTGGAACGCGAGTGGAACGTCAGTGGAACGCGAGTGGAATGAATGGAAAAGAACTTAAATATATGGATATATAGTTAAGTGGGTATGACCGCATAACTGCTGTCGTATTCCGCACTGGTTACGCTCTTTTAGTTCAGCGGTAGAATTTGGGTCTTATGTGCCCACGGTCACGGGTTCGAACCCCGTAAGGAGCATTTTTACTTTCATAAAATTAAAATACTTATTACATAATAATTATTATATAATAATATATATATAATGCCGAAACAATCCTCATCCGCTCGTCAAAGCCAATCCGGCGCTCGTCGCCGCAAATCCGCCGCCGCGCCCCGTCGCCGCAAATCCGCGACTCGCCGCCGTAGCCGTCGTAGCCGTCGTGCCATCCAAAGTGGTGGATGAGGCCAGGCCGCACCCATCACCACCAATTAAAATAAGCACGCGAGTGTAATGTATCGTTGTGAAGACGCGTTTATAAACCGAAACAACGGAGAAATGCGGTACTGATTTGATACATGTGAATATTTAGTATTATTATATATATAGTAAATATTCGGTTATGGTAAATAAAACCACAGTCAAAAATAACAATAAGAAGAAACCCGCAGAAATCGATAATAAGAATAATAAGAATAATAAGAAACCCGCAGAAATCGATAATAAGAATAAGAATAAGAAACCCGCAGAAATCGATGATAATAAGAAGAAACCCGAAGAAACTACAGATGATAAAGGTGCTCTAGACGAAAAAGGCAATCCATACCCAATCGAAAATCCGGAAGGCGGAGACCCGATATGTCCTGGTGGATATAAAATAGACTATCAGTTTGATATTTTTGACCCGATTAATCCCCTATTTCGCTGTGTTCCTGCGTTAAAAGAAGACGGGGACAGTGTTGCTGGCAAGTTGTTGAAAATGGCGAACAACCCGTCAGGTGGTGTAGCGAATATAATGACGGGTCCATTACCGGTTTTTGGCGGAGGTAGACACCGTAGTCATCATCGTCATCGCCTTCGCCGTAGCCACCGAAGCAGCCGACGACGCCACCGCAGCAGCCGACGACGCCACCGCAGCAGCCGACGACGCCACCGCAAATCCTAGATTGGTATATGTGTCAACCGACGATGCTTACCGAATACGGTGTAAAGGTTCGTGTGTGTATAATATATGACGAAATGGTATTAGCAAAAACGAATGTTAAAATTGAACCGTCGCAACGTGTAATCCCTACATCAATGCCAAAAATGACTATAACGAAACCAGTATTGAAGTGGGTGGGTGGAAAGACACAGATTCTTGATGAAATCCTATCGTCTTTTCCAACAGAGATAAATAATTATCACGAACCATTCCTAGGGGGAGGAAGTGTTCTATTTGGATTACTGTCCTGTGTGAAATCTGGAAAAATCAAGGTTTCTGGTAGTATCTTTGCGAGTGATTTGAACGCAAATCTTGTCAGTCTGTATAGAAATATTCAGTCATCTCCGCATGAACTTATCGCCGAAGTAAAAAAACTGGTAGAAGAGTTCAATACAATCAAAGACGTTGTTCAAGTAAACCGCAAGCCCAAAACTATACAAGAAGCGTCGACATCCCAAGAATCGTACTATTTCTGGATTCGGTGGAGATTCAATACACTATCAAAAGAAGAGAGAACGACTGTGAGCGCATCTGCGATGCTTCTCTTTATGAATAAGACATGCTTTCGCGGACTTTATCGTGAAGGACCCAACGGTTTCAATGTTCCGTTTGGAAACTACAAAAACCCCTCTATTTTCGATGAAGTTCATATTATAGAGGTATCTCAACTTATCAAAGATGTTATATTTACGCAAAGGGCCTTCGGTGATTCGCTGAAAGACGCCGAATTAGGCGACTTTGTATATCTTGACCCACCTTATGCGCCGGAGTCAGATACTTCATTTGTATCATATACATCGGATGGTTTCAATCTTGATAATCACAAAGCACTATTCGAGTTATGTAATACTTTCACGGAGAACGGTGTGCGCCTTCTTATGAGTAATGCCGATGTAACACTTGTAAAAGACGCGTTTCCATCTCCAACCTATAAAACAAAAATAATATCTTGTAGAAGGGCAATAAACTCAAAGAATCCAGAATCCAAGACGAACGAAGTATTGATTACAAACGAATAATAAGTGTATGTAGAATGTCTGTCGCGCCAATATATTCAATTCGATTTTCCTTGAAGAAGTCGAGAAACTTCTTTTTTTGTGCGCTACATTTTGAACCAGCAAGATTACCATATTGCTCTCTGCAAACCTTCTCTGCTCCTCCAATACATAGAATCTTGAGTGGTTTTAAATAAAGGTCTGGAATTTCAGAATACTTGAAAGGACAACCCAGAATCTTCTCACCGGCGGTTCCTCCTGTATGGAAAGTTCCAGCTTTCGCTTCTATAATAGCATCATCAACTTCATAATCAGGTTGATAATGCTCTTTCTTGACTGGTTTAGAAATCTCTTTTCCAAGAAGAAGATAGATTTCCTCGCACAGATGTTCTCCAAATTTGTTCGTCCATTGTTTATCCAACTTCAAATCTGGCCGACGAGTTTTTAGCATATCTTGTCCCCATTTATCTTCAAGCACTTTATACTTCGCCTCATCCGATGTCTTGTTCTTCTTTTCAATAGGGGGGAGGAAGGAAAGGTCTCCAAACAACCACATAATCACCTCTCTCTTTCTTAGAAGAACAATACGCTTGTCCATATTCGTTTCGATAAACTCATATACTTTATCAACGACCGACATCTTTCTACTATACTAGTGATGTTTTACCTTTACACCAGTTTTCACAGTCAATTTTTTTATTCAATAGTAACGTGATTTAGAACCCAATATCATAATCATCGTCCATCTTTCCAAGTCGCACCTTCTTCACATTATCCACACACGATTGAATCGCCAGTTTCGGAATACCGCACTTGTCCGTATCCAATCCAACGGACGAATTCGCCTTGAACGCCGCTTCAATCTCTTCATTTGCGTCGGTATGGCGATAGTCTACCGCTTCTTGTTTCATCATTTCGTCCATATTCACGAGAACCTGAAACGCGCTTGTGCCATAATATCCTTCCTGGCCGCACATCACATTGGCGGAGATACCACGCATCGGGTCCAACTCCGCGTGACGAGCAGCCTTCAAGAACATCTCCGGCGTCTCTTCAAACGACGCCTTCGCAATCGGGCCAATATCATCGCTGTTGATTCCGTGGCGGAAGATGGATATCATCGACGACGACACCGTCATACGGTCGCACAGTAGGCACACGTGGTGATAGTTGATTGGCGAGTCGTCAAACACTTCCGCGAGTTCGTTATAGATGGCCTGACGCGCTGCTTCGATTCCAAATACGCGATACACTTCTTGAATATCGTTACTCACCGTGCGCTTGGCGTCGATATAATCCAGCCCGAGCATATGGACCAGGTTCGTTCCCGTCGTATCAAGCACCCAACTGTCTTTTTTCGTATACACGCCATCCGCCTTTACAAGCGTATTCTTGATTTTACGCAGTGTCACCTTCTTGATTCCTTTGACGCCGCGAAGCACGATATTATTCAATAGCTGGTCTTGGAATGACTTAATCATATAAATGTGGTCCGATTGGTCTAGCGGGTTTTGTTTATGGCCTCCAGCCGCGCCACCGCCACCGCCACCGCCGAACCCGCCGCCGCCGGATTTCTTGCCTTGCGCGATATTTTCCATACGAATGCGGAATACAAGATTGTCGTCATTGTAATCCGAGAACGCACACGTAACATCATTTCCGTAGCTATTATTGATTGCGAAGTGAATATCATCCATCGTGAGTTTCTTATCCAACATTGCCTCGGAGTTAATCTTAATGCGGATAATCCACTTGGATTTCGTCGACGACGCCGCGCCACCGCCACCGGCACCGCCACCGCCACCGGCACCGCCACCACCGCCCCCCGGAACATCCGGAGCACCTCCCGTTCCCACGGTCACCGAATCACGCACACACTCTTCGATGAGTTTCTCAAACTCCTGATACTGGGTCATCACCGCGCGGTCTTGTTCTACAAGTGTATTCAGGTCATCTGGGTCAAAGCAGACCTCCACTGTATCCACCACTTCGGAGAGTTTTGTATGCTCTATCATAGGAATGAACTCCTGGACGCGCTCGGGCGTGTTTTCGTCATCCTCCTTGAAACATACAGTAATCGACGGATTCTTCGGATTCTCAGACAGCGACAGGATTTCCTCAATACGTGGCACACCACGCGTCGCATTGGACTTGGACGCAACACCCGCAGAATGAAACGTGTTCAGGGTCAGTTGGGTAGTAGGTTCACCAATACTCTGGGCGGAAACCATTCCAACCATTTCACCTGGCGCAACAATGGACCGCTTATACTGAAGATTGATAACACTGATGAGGATGGACAGCGCGCTCTTATTGAACCGCTTCACGAGCAAGAGTTCTTTTGGCGAGAGGTAGTAGTAATACATCACCTTGAAAAGCTGTGTTGGCGGAGCATAGTATAATGTCTCAAGTTGTCGAAACCCGGCGGATATCATATCCATCGCTTCCAGTGGCGTAATATCCACCATCGAGTTCTGGTTGATTTGTTGCTGAGCTTGGACGTTGTTGATGATGTGCGTAAATGAAACCGGCATTTGGACGCCCTTATTGTCGAGGCGGTTGAATACGCGTTCAATGATGAGGTCGCGCATTTCAATCATATAGTCGATGAGGTCGCGGATTTTTGTGGTCGTCGGCGTCTTCTCTTTCCTCATTTTCGCATAGGCCGTCTTCGTGAAAGCAGTCACTGCGCTTTCTTCCGTCTCACTGGAATTGTCGAGTGGCATATGAAAGTGGGCGTAGATTTCGTCCAGACTCATCGCGACCAAGGGCAGAATCTGGTTCTCGACTTTAATCGTGTCAATGCCATCGTCACCGTAGGAGAACTGGATGATGCGTTGTTTGCCGTTACGGACGGTCATATCATATTCCACTTTCAGGTCTTCCATACCCTTGATAAGACGGCGCTGGATATATCCTGTGGTGCTGGTATCGCGGACTTGAAGCCCGTTCGCGAGACCGAAGTTGAGCGTCTTGGGAATGGTCAAATCATACATCTTCGGGTGAAGTGCTGGGTCCACCATTGTCATTTCAACGATTTCATCTAGGATGACGTCATTGAGGGTGCGGGGCTCCTCCTCCTCGCCGTAAACTGCGTCGTCATCTACCGACACACCGAGTAATGATGCGAGTCTTTTTCCGTTTGAACCGCGAATGATAAGGGATGCGGATGCGGATGCGGATTCTTGAATTTCGGCGTGAATATTTACACGAGAACACATAAACGCTATGTCTTCTGCGAGGCGAACATTACCGAAATTCAGTTCAATTCCAGATGATGTCGTAACCGCGCGTGATGAAACATACGCAATAAGAAGTCCTCTGATATACTCCTTTCCGGCGATATAAGCCTCGTCTGGGATTTGGACGTCAATGGCCGCACCAGCGCATTTGCCGCGCATAAATTCCGCTACAGTCTCAGCTGTCACTGGGTCCACACCGTAATCGCACACGTTCTTCGCAACCGGAACAAAGTCACCAACCTTGATTTCCTCCGTATACTTCTCGCGGAACTGCTGGAGCTCTTCATTCCAAACAAGAAGCGACTTATTTGCGGTAACCGTTACATAACGACCTGCTTTGGTTTTGATTTTGAATAACTTCTCGCCTGGGTCGTGACGCGTGACTGCGGTGATGGTCTCCCACGAAACATTTCCATCATAATCCATCGTCACGATTTTAATCGGATGTGACAACTCCAAGTATTCCATATTCTGCTCGGTCATATACTTAATCCTACTGGCAGTAGCGGCGGTGGCGGCGGTGGTGTCGATGTGCGCGTCAATCCATTCTCCAATCTTGACGTATTTCGGTACTTCATTTTCGACAACGACAATCGGTGTCTCCCACGTCACGGATTTCACGGCCGTATCAATCAACCCGATACGACCACCCATCGCGTGGAAGAACAATTCCTCCGGAGACAATCCCGAAATAAACGAACTCTCAATGAATCCGCGCGCCAGGGGTCCGTCATCAAACTTATTGAAGTGCGGCAGTGTCCTGCTGTCAAACCCGTATGAGATACGCTTGCCCTCAATGGCCTGTTGTCCCAGACACGAAATCATCTGCGAAATATTGAGGTCGCTTCCCTTTGACCCCGAAAGCACAAGTCCGACGAATCGGTTCGTGGAATTCAGACTGTTGATTCCGATTTTGCCCGCATCATTTGTCGCAGAATTCAGAATGTTCGACACCTTCGCCTCGAATTCAGCCTCATTTGACTTCCCCGTCTTGTTCTCGAAAATCCCCAGATGGACCTGGTCGATTAAGTTCTTCACTTCGGTCTTCTTCTTCGTGATGACATCCACGATTTGTGTGTTCGTGGTCTTGTTCGCAATAAGGTCGCTAATACCAACACTGTATGCGTGCGATTTCATATATTCCGTGATGATATTCTGGAGCCCGTCGATGAAGTCGGATGCGGCGATATTTCCGAAATCGTTACAGACGCGCTGGATAAGACCCACGCCGCCACCACCAAGCACGCTCTTGTCGATTTGGCCGCGCAACATTCGGCCGTTCCTGATTTCAACCACATTATTGGACGTCGCGTAGTCTTCGTTGGGGTTCTTCTCGCCGAACTGGCGTTTCTTGTATTTCAGCGTCAGGGGCGGCAGGATTTGCGACAGGACGTCAAAATTGGTAATGTCTTCGCCGCTCTTGAATAGCGTTTCATTGACGCGGGGGTAGGCCGCGAGCAGGTTCATCGCCTCCCTCGGCGTAAATTTAATATTTTCACGTGTAAACAAATAGGACCCAATCAGCGAGTCCTGGAAGACGCCGATAATCGAGCTATTGTTTGCCGGACTGATGAGTTGATAAGGAACTGCGGCCAGATGGCGCAACTCAATCTCGGACTCATCATCCTGTGGCATATGTAGGTTCATTTCATCTCCCGATGAATATCCTCAAGGTTTCCCAAGAGGCTGGACTGTATCATAGACGCGCTCAGAATGGCTAGTTCATCATCGCACACCAACACCGGTTCAGTCTCTGAGTGCCTTCCATAGTCTACCGATGCGACCGTAGGAAGTAACACTGCTGATTGCCCAATTCTTTACATTATTACCATTGGGTTCGTCAATTAAACGAGTTCCTCGCAGACGTTTCCGTCCGAAAGTGGTAGTAAAGACTCTAAGGGGTTTCCAGCAACAAGGTGTTTCGCCCATCAGTTCATATGTTCCATATGACCCAATAGACTAGGAGGTAACACGCTTTTCACGCCTCCTGTTTCCGACAGAGATGTTTATCGAAATCCGCATTATAAGGTTTCGTACAACCTACGTTCATACGAAATGTATCACCCTGATACATCACACGCACAATGTGACACATCATACTCATCCTATGAAGGGTAGGCTGACGGTTGAAGAGAATCGCGTCGCCGTCCATCATATGACGATGAACGATGTCGCCATTATTCAGCATAATGTTTGCGCGGTCAGCATAACGAAGCGAAATGGATTCGCCCGTCTTCCGCTCCAGGATTTTCGCGCCGGGATACTCATCCGGACCCGCGCGAACCAACCGAAGCAGGAATTTCTTATTCCGGTCATTGACGACCACCGGCTTCGTAATATTCTTCGCGATTTTCAACGGAACACCGAGTTCACGAATGGAGAGATTGGGGTCAGGTGTAATGACCGAACGCGCCGAAAAGTCAACACGTTTTCCCATCAAGTTCCCGCGCACGCGCCCCGTCTTCCCGTTCAAGCGTTCTTGGATAGACTTCAGAGGACGACCGGACCTCTGCGCGACTGGAGCGCAACCCGGGATATTGTTGTTGACTTGCGTCGCCACGTAATACTGGAGCATCATATGCCATCCATCGATGACATTCGCAGGCGCGCCTTCATTGATTTTGTCTTGAAGCGTCGTATTGGCCTTGATAATATTCACAATGATGTGCGTGATGTCGTCTTCACTGCGCTGGGACCCATCCATCTTCACTGACGGTCTGACCGCGGGTGGCGGAATGGCGAGAACCTGGCAAACCATCCAGTCGGGTCGCGAGAATACAGGGCTGAACCCCATAAACTCGACGTCTTCGTCACTGATTCTGCGGAAGATTTTGATGACGATTTCTGGCGTGAGTTTCATAGAGAGCGACCCATCCTTGTCTGTCTCCGCTGCGCTTCCTGCGAGGCTGGCGGCGGTTGTCTCTTCTAAAATTCCCTTGACGTTGTCCCATTCTGCGTAGATTTTGCCAAGTCCGGCCTTCATTGTAATCCTGGTGGGCTGAAGACAGCCGCAACCGGTCTCGGTGTCCTCACCACAACGCTTGATTTTACTGGCGACGCGGAATACGTGGCTCCATCTTTCGTCAGCGGGTAGCGAAAGTAACTGTTTGTTGGCGGATTTGCTCATACGAAGCGCACTACACTTGATACAAACACAGCGTAGAATCTTGATAATCGTTCCTAGATATTGGTAGTAGAACACGGGTCGGGCCATTTTGATATGCCCGAAGTATCCGGGGCATTTCATATAATCCAGGCCATCTGTAGGGCAGATGACGCCGGGGTCAATCGGCCCCATCCGTGGGTCAAATAGACCGCCAATGACTGGCTTGTTATTCACATATGTTTCACGATTGGTTATTTCGGCGACGGAACCCTTTAATATTTCTTCGGGCGACATAATACTAAATTGAATGCCGATGATTTTAGAAACTGGAGTTGTCATTTTGTGAAACCTTTCGTGTTCGGTCTTCTTATATACCTAATATAATATTTAGATTGTTTTCAATTTTGTAGGAATATGTGAATTGGAATGATAATGTATGGAATCAGTGAAATGAATGAAATCAGTGAAATTAGTGAAATGCGCGAGCGGTAGCGTAGCGGGATGGAATATGGAAAAAATTGAAATGGTTTTCTGACATCAGCATATCAGCAGGCTACGTAACAAAACAATGTCACCATTTATCATCAAGAGGACCAACAAGAAGAACCGCATCCTAGGAAAGATGTCGACGTATAAGAAGCACCGAGATGACGACAATATTCCCGAGATGGATTCGGACGCAGAGAGTTCATCATCTGCGTCGTCGGTCGCGTCGTCATCCCCTGTGAATAAAAAGAGAAAGACTGCTGCGGCGAATCTGGTGGTCGGGAAAATCGCGGAAGCGCTGGCTTCATCGGTTATTGCCGCAGCAATCGCCAGCAGAAAAGGACAAAAAGGACGCGCTAGCAGAAAGTTGCGTCGCGAAGAGACCGACGAAGACGACGATGAAGACGAAGAGGAGGACGAGGACGAGACACTCGGCAGCGAGGACAGTGACGACGACGAGGACAGTGACGACGACGATGAGGACAACTACGACAGCGACGAGGACGAGGATGACTACGACAGCGACGACGACGAGGACGACGAGGACGAGGACGACGACAGTGATGACGACGACGACAGTGATGACAGCGACGGCGACAGTGAAGCCGAAATCGCGCGTCATAAGAAGCAGCAGAAGGAGATGGCGCAACAATGCGAGAAAAACAAACTCAAGCTCGCAGAAGTCAAGGCGACCATTCAATCCCTCACCGAAACAATGGCCGGCAACACGACGCTCGCAAACAACAAGTTTATGAAGAAGCAAGTGGAAGAAATGAAACAAAAGCAGCGCGACATTGAAAGCCAGCTTCGCGCGGCCGAAAAGAAGCGTGACAAGCTCAACGTCAAAGAGTTCAAAACACTTCTGCGAAAGAAGAATTCCACGAACGACCTTCGCTTCTTCCGCCGCCATATGACACCTGCTGAGCAACAGAAAGTTATCGCCGACTTGAAGCAAATCCACGCGGTCAGCATCATTCAGAAACCCTACCGACTTTCCCTTCTGGAAACCGACATCCCAATCGCATTCAAGGCCATCGCGATGCGCAAAATCAATTCGCTGCGTCATATGGAGCCGGGATGCGGTGAGTATTACAAGGTGAAGAATTGGGTCGACACCTTTATGAAAATCCCCTTCAACCGAACCAAGAATCTCCCCCTCACCATCGAAGACGGACTGGCGCGTTGTAGCGAGTTTATGGAGGCGTCCAAAACCACACTGGATACCGCCGTCTACGGACTCAATGACGCGAAGCTCCAGATTATGCAGATGGTCGGTCAATGGATTTCCAACCCTGCGGCAATGGGAAGCGCCATCGCCATCAAGGGTCCAATGGGAACCGGCAAGACGTCGCTCGTGAAGGAGGGTATCAGCAAGATTCTCGGCCGCGATTTCGCCTTCATTGCGCTGGGTGGTGCGACGGACAGCAGTTTCTTGGAGGGTCACTCCTACACTTACGAAGGCAGCACGTGGGGCAAAATCGTGGAAATCATCATCCAATGTGGTTCGATGAATCCCGTCATCTACTTTGACGAACTTGACAAAATCAGCGAGACGGCGAAAGGCGAGGAGATTGTTGGTATCCTGACGCACCTCACCGATACGAGTCAAAACTCGCAGTTCCACGACCGCTACTTTGCGGAAATCGACTTTGACTTGAGCAAGTGTCTCTTCATCTTCAGCTACAATGACGAAAGCAAAGTGAACCCCATTCTGCTTGACAGGATGTATCGCATTAACACGATGGGGTACAACAAGAAGGACAAGACGCAAATCGCGCAGAAATACCTCATCCCCAAGATTTGCGCCGAGGTGGGCTTTCGTGAAGGCGACATCGTGATTCCCGACCACGTCATCGAGCACATCGTGGAGAATTATACGGAGAGAGAAGAAGGGGTCCGCAATCTGAAGCGCTGCCTGGAAGTCGTTCATCGCAAGTTGAACTTGTATCGTCTCATCAAGCCCGACACGCCGCTGTTTGAGAAGGAGATGTCGCTGAAGGTCGCATTCCCATTTTCGGTGACAAACGAAGTGGTGGACAAGTTGGTGAAGCAGGCCAGTGAAGACAAGCGGATGAATTTGAGTTTGTATTTGTAAAAAGGTGCGGGGGGGTGTGGTGTAGGTGTGTGGTGGTGTTAGGGGGGTGTGTGTGTTACTAACCTTTTTTTTATATAATAAATATATAAATCATACGATAAATGTCCGCTAGGGGTGGTGTATCTTCTCCACGAAGTAAATCTCCTACCCAAGGTAAAGGTGACTCTCCACGAAGTAAATCTCATACCCAAGGTAAAGGTGACTCTCCACGAAGTAAATCTCCTACCCAAGGTAAAGGTGACTCTCCACGAAGTAAATCTCCTACCCAAGGTAAATGTGACTCTCCACGAAGTAAATCTCCTACCCAAGGTAAATGTGACTCTCATTTCAAGCCACTACCGCTACCCAAAGCAAATGCTGATAAACCAAAATATCAAACAAAAATAACAAGTTTAGAAGAACATTTATTACATCACACTGAACTGCTTCCAACACTTAGTACAACTAGGATAATAGCATCAAAGCCAACAATTATTCCTAATACATCACAAGATAATTTTCACTTCACCACAGTCAAAGGACACGGTGACAGTTGCCACGCTATATTGGTTTACGTAAGAAAAAATGACAAAGGGCAAAATACTGTGTATTATTATGACCCTGCTGGTAAACCAAGTAAAGTCCCCCATACATTTAAAATTAACGGTAGTAAAGACTCAGTACAAATTAATCCAGATATGTGTCCTGATAAAGGAATCAACCCGGAAGGGTATTGTGCGTTGTGGTCTATCGTGGTTGTGATATTATGGGACCGTGCCTCCGGGTCAACGTTTGGTGAAAAAATGAGTATTTTACAAGAATTTAACTCAAAAATTACTGGCACCAAAAAAAAAGTTCCAGGTCTAAGAAAATGGTTCATAGCAACGATATATCATCTTCTTATGAAGAATCGTGATTACACTCGTGAAGTAACAAAAGAATTTATAGACGCGGTATGGGAGCATATTCAGTTGGTATTGAATTATGACGATTCTTCGGAGGTCAAGGTACACGTCGTTAAAATTGCGAAACTTATAGAAGAGTTTGACAAACATAAAGAAGATATAAAAAAGAAGGGACTTAGTGGAGATGAAGAGAAAATCGAAATTGAACGTAATACCATCGAGTTGGACAAAGCGGTTGATACGTATATTAAGAGTATTATGAGTGGGTCTGGTGCTGCTGCTGGTGCTGCTGCTGGTGCTGCTGGTGCTGCTGATGTTGATGATGCTGCTGATGATGATGGTGCTGTTGCTGATAGTGATGGTCCTAAGGCTGGTGCGGTTGATTCTACTTCCGCCGATGGCGGTGGTCTACGTCGGGCGCGTTCTCTACGACGTAAAAATAAAATGTATCGGTCTAAGAAACTAAGAAAAAAACGACGAACGGTGACTCGGCGTAGTAAGCGAAACTATCGGAAATAAAAATCTTACCTTGCTTACCGTGTCGTCGTCGCCGTCGTCATCACGTCGTCGTCGTGATTAGGATTCCATCGCGTCCGCGTTTTGCGCTGCGTCGTGTGCCTGTTGTTGTGTGTAATACCACATTTGCGCTTCCTCCCATTCAAATCCGCGAATTGCTTCCGGTGTAAGAATGCGGTCTTCAAATTCTTTCGTGACGTCGTATCTTGCCACTTCTGTTTCTTCGATTCGGGAGTTCGCGGTCGTCGTCGTCGTCGTCGTGACAATAAATTGTGCCGCGGGTGATTCGGATTCGGATTCGATGTCGGTGATGAGGGTCATCCGCGGCCATTTCAGTGGTGTAATGTGAAACTTGTATTCGGTCGTCACCTCCGCCGCCGCATCATCGCCCATCTCTTGCGCTTGCGCCCAACAGTAATGCGTCACGCGCCACCATTCCGACGCGGCAAACTCGAGGAGCGCGTGTTCGCGGCAAGTGCGAATAAATGCGCGGCATTGTTCAGCGTGATGAATAACCCGCCCAACCAGTGTTTCGGCTTCCGTCTTGAATGCGAGAATGTGTTGATTGCGTAGTGCTGCCAAAATGTCGTTGACCTGTTTCAAAATTTGATGACGTTGTGTTTTGTATTCTTCTTTTTGTTTGCCGATGAGTTCGCGCAAATAGACCACATCCGGGTTATCTTCCGGCGAGCTGACTTCAACAAATCCGCCTCCGAATTCTTCAAACACGGAAGGAGGTAGACTCTTGAGAAGATTGAGAAGTTCGACCTTGATGCGCCCGATGTTCGTGTTTTTCATTTGTTTGGCATTCACGAGCATCTTGCGTAATTCCTCCAATTTGTCAAGACATTCGCGTATGCGGGCTTCGTGTTCGGTCAGGGCGCATCCGCCGCCGCCGGCGGTGTGGGAGCTTGAGCCAATCAATTCACACACCAGTCGCTTGTGGCTGGCCACGCATTCGTGAGCCAGCGCATTTTGTCCCGGGCGGCCGATTGGATTGAACGCAACATTCGCAGATGGTTGATTCAAATCGCAATGAAGTTCGCGGTAGAACTCATAATCGATGAGGTCCGTTATTTCTTGAATATATTTCTTGAGTTCCTTTGCTCCGTTTACAGATTTTGTGAACGTTGTCATTGTAGTGTCGTGTCGTGTCGTGTCTTTGCTTTCGCTACCATCTGTCTTCCTCTTGGAAAGGTATTTCAATTTTTTCACATTGCGTTGAATATGAACGCGATGTGAACAAAACTCGGGACGGCCCGGCCGGTGACCTTAGACCCCCGAATCAGATGTGCGGTTTCCACCGCGAGTATTCAAGTAGTTGATTTGCTCGGGGGTCATACACACACAACCGGTGCTAGACGAATAAGGCGCTGGGCAGCATTCGGGTTTAAATTTATTCTTGGCAAAGAGGACCATCTCGCCGTTCTTCAGGGGCTCATCCGCGGTATACGCGCTTCCAGTATTGTTGATGATACCATAACCGAATTCGGACGCATAGGTGTTCGCTTTGGTCACCCACATTCCGGCTACATCTCCATTCTGAACCTCATTGATATCCGAACCCATTAGGGCCAACCCTTCCTTGCCCGCGGTGACGGGAATCTTCTCCACAAACGGCTCCGCGCCGCCGCTGCCGCCGCCCATCATACCTGCGAGTTGATTGAAACCCGTCGTAAAATCGGTCGGCAGTCCGGCAAGCATTCCTTCTTTTACCGGAGTGCCGGTCGCCTTAATGATATCGGGTAACTTCTGCGCATTGGCCATCATTTCAGCCGCATCCTCGGCGGCTTTCTTCTTGGACGCAGCAGAACCAGGTTGTCCTACATCTTTATTATCAATACCTTCCTTTATCGAGGCGCCATTACGCCCCATCAGGTATGTAAATACCGGGTATCGGCAACAACCGCACATCAGGTTTGCGCCGATAAACAGGGAAACAAGGACAAGTAGAATAAGTTTGTAGTTCATTTGTATTGTTTTATAAAACAAATATCGCTGGATGGGTGATTATAATAAAACCATAGATAATTATTATTATCCGTTTGGGTTTTCGCGTATCTCTAAATACTACGGCGCAGGAATGCGGCTTGTTCGTTGTCGCGTAATCTGACGCGATACAATTCCCAACATAATAAGTGGAATCGCGATCGTCAGAAAAACCGCAATCGCCGCAATGGCGAGCACCCAACCTACAAAAGGGATATACCATAACACAATAATAACAATAACCATCACCACCAATATGATAATCATCATTTCATATACGGACCCGATGAGAGAATAAAACGACCAGAGTACACCGACAAATGTGAGCAAGAATGTTGCTAATATACCTTTTATTTTCTCGAAGAAATCGACCATTTTAATCAACATCGTTTGGACCGGGATAATAATGTTTTGGATACGGTAAAAAACGGACAAAAATATATTCTTGAGGGCATCGCGCATACGGTTGAATAACAGGCGTAATCTCTCAATCACCTCCAGGATATTCTTGAAGACGCCCATTACGACATTGAAAATGACATAGACCATACTCATTGGACGGTCAAATACACCTTTTGTGGTATTTGCGCTACATTCCATAAAATTCTGTTTGGTGTATTCCAATGGACTGACCCCATCAGGCGCATTAATCCACCCCGCAAATGGCATAACATCTGGGCGGCATCTGTATTCCGGCCAATCGCGCTTGACTTCGAGCAGCTTATTCTGTATTTGAAAGTATGTAACTGCCGACATAAACAAAAAGACGACGACGCATACTTTAATAATATCAATGCCATATCGTCCAGTAAAAGTTTTGTCCCCGTATAAATAGTTCACTCGGTCAATGAGAGGCTGTTTTTTGATTTTTTCTAGTTTTTCGTCGTATCCGGCCGTCCCTTGCTTCGCATAATCTTTTAGTGATGAAAATAACGATTTACGAACAGTTTCAGACCCTTTACTGAATGCTTTATCTCCGAGTTTTTTAGATATAAACCCTAAATCTACTAGATAGTCATTTGCTGTGGATATTATAAAGGATAATATAGTATCCGTCATAACTATATTCAGATATATTTTACTTATATTTGAATATCGCCCTGTTGCCCAGCGCTGCCCGGCGGATTTCGCGGCTCCGCGGCTTCACTACGCTCCTCCGCTGCTCCGCTGCTCCGTTACGATAGAAACGACAGATTCCTATTCATCTGCCCCGGCATTCCGTGTCCGAACATCACCATATAAATAAGAACAAATGCGCCAATCACGATGGACCGGTCTTCCGCCACGAGTGCGGGCTGATTGAATACGTATCGCATCATCAGATAAATGGCGATACCAATCATCGCGGAATGCGCGAACATTACGACACCGCGTTCATAACCCATCTTTTTCGTGTCTGTGTTCTTATTATACTACTACGTTAGATGATATTATTTCCTCCCGAGAGACCTGACCATCTGCCCGAATATACCTCCCCACAAAGTCTTCATCACCATAAGTGCGCTCGACATAACAAACATCAGCGTCGCGAAAATACCGGCGAGTTTATTGACTAAATCTCTCATCGCGATAATAATACGTTGAAAACCGATGATGATATTATTGAAAATCCCGAAGATGTTCTTCACAATCCCCATAATTTTATCACGCAGACCGCCGATGAATCCGCGAATGCTTTCCGTATCTTTGACGATTTTGGTCGCAACCGACCCCACCAATGAAATAACGTGATTCAGTGGCATCATCAGGTAGTCCATATAGCTGCTCTGAGTGGTCTGAATACACTGCATAAAATTGTCACCTACATCGTGTCCAAATAGTTTCGCAAATGGCATAACTGCTGGACTACATCGATAGAGCGGCCAATTGTCTTGTACTTTTTTCATTCCAATTGCTAAAATATTGGATAAATAAAGCCCAATAAAAATGACAATAATAAAAATTGTAAATGCGATATCTGTTGATTTCATATTTGACGACTACGTTTTGCGTCTTCCGTTATATTACCCTCATATAATATCTCATCAGAGGCTATCGCATTACGACAATACCTTACGCAACACCTTCTTAATATTGTAGGCAACCATACTTGTGAGTGATTGGTCGTGGCGAGGGCGGCGGTGAGACCGGCGGTGGCGCGCCGTCGCGTGACTGAATCGCACCTTTTTGCGCCCTCCTTTCTGTGTCGCATATGCGTCATTTATGCTATTGGATTGTGCTTGATTATGAAGTGCGGTGAAATTGGCGTTTTGTGCTCCGGCGCATTGGGGGCCAGCAGAGCAGGTTGACCCGACTTGTGGGATGACGATTGAGCCGCCGGTCTGTTTCTCCTTCGCAATATATCGGCGACCTTTGTATGTGCGAATAAATGATTTGCGACCCTTGCGACGACTGCGGCTACGGCCTCCTGATAGTGTATTGACCGCATTTAATTGTCCCTGTTGCGCCTTGACGCCCTCCATCGTGGCTTGCGGTGTCGCAATATTCGCCGGGACTTGGATATTCGCCGCGTCATAACTTGGTGCTTGTGGTGCTGCTTGAATATTGAGAGGCATAGCGTGTGTGTGTGCGTGCGTGTATATATAACAATTATAAAATAAACATCGGGGGGTGAGTTCGCGTTTGAATACGGTCTAAATACTGTGCGTGTAATATATACATTCATTCATTCATTCAATATGGACCCCGACCAACGTATTCATCTTCAAAAACTCATAGAAGCCAACGGAACCGAAGACCATACCGAGGTTATACGCCGCGTCAAACATAGCTCACAAATTCACCAGGATGTCACGACAATGATACAACTCAAACGCGATTACGGGCGTTTAGCCAAATCCAACCCTAAACAATTTGACGCGATGTGCGTGTCTCGTTGCGCCTTTCTCTTTACGTATTACACGGATATATACAACCGTCTGAAATCGGGGGAGATTGACCTAAACCTGATGATGCAAATGATTCGCGTCCTCCGAGAGATTGAGGACGGGAAGCTGGACCAGCACGAGGGGTCGTTTAAGGTTGGTAAAATCCTGAAGAGTATTTACGTGGATAGTGCTTTGAAGCGGTCGGAGAATTTAGACGCGGAGCAGGCGGCGAAAGAGAAACGCGCCGCGACGAAGGCGGCGAAGACATCCCGACCTGCGATTCCAGAGAAGAAGTTGACCTGGGCGGAGTTCAAGGCCGCGCAGCAATCGACAGCTAGGGAGACCGCGCCGGGTTCATAAATAGAATATACCCATTGAGGTAGGTCGCAAATGACACCCACACGAGATAGGGGACGAGTAAATACGCCGCAAGACGGGACACCGGATAAAACGCGCGGATATTCAGGGCGATGAACGCGAGCATTCCGAGAATCACGACGAAACTAAGGTCGGCGCGCTGAAAACGGAAGAAAATCTGAGACCACGAGATATTTAGGACCCACGCCGCGCAATAGTAGAGAAACGCGGTGGAACGGACAGCGGCGCTGATGGTCGTTCTAGTGGCCGAGAGAAATACCACGCCCGACGCAATAATAAGTATATACAAAATCGTCCACGCGATGGGGAAGACCCAACTGGGCGGGGTGAGGGGGGATTGATTGAGGGATTTATACCAGGACGAGGATGCCGAGGCGTCGGAGTTCATTACGAATGAATAGTAATATATTAGGATTAGAATATTACCTACAAACAAGTATAAAATTGAATGCGTATTTTGTATATGAATTACAACATACACAATGCCTCCCAAGTTCAAAATCAAGCCGTCCTATGCCCCTCGTCCCGGCTCTGCTGTCTCCGCTGCCGCCTCCGCAGCCCCTCGTCCCGCCTCCGCAGCCGCCTCCGCAGCCCCTCGCCCCGGCGCCGGTCGTCGCACCCTCGTCATCGTAGAATCCCCCGCCAAGTGTCAGAAAATCGAGGGATACCTCGGCAAAGACAAGTATATGTGTCTCGCCAGTTTCGGGCATATCCGAGAGATTGCGGACGGTCTTAAATCCATCGACGTCGACCGTGAATTCGCGATTAAGTTCGCGATTATGTCGTCCAAGCAGGCCCAAGTCGCGAAACTCCGCGCCGCCATCGCCGACGCCAGCGAAGTCATCCTCGCAACAGACGACGACCGTGAAGGCGAGGCTATCGCCTGGCATTTGTGCCAAGTATTCCATCTCTCGGTAGAAACGACCAAGCGTATTATATTCCACGAAATCACAGAACCCGCGCTTAAGGCCGCCGTCGCCGCCCCCCGCACCATCAATATGTCTCTCGTGCTCGCCCAGCAAGCGCGTCAAGTGCTTGACCTCATTGTAGGTTATAAAATATCTCCTGTATTATGGACCTATGTAGCACACACCAATCTCTCGGCGGGGCGGTGTCAGACTCCTGCGCTGCGGCTCGTCTATGAGAATTATAAAGAAATAGAAGCCTCGAAGGCGACGATGGTGTATACGGTCTCGGGTATCTTCACCAAACTTAATCTTACATTCCATCTCTCGCAAGAAATAGAATCCGCGGGGGATTCGTCCACCGGGGATTCGTCCGGAGAAGAAACTCTCGAGAGATTTATCCGGGAAACAGCGGCGGCGCCAGATACGGGGTTTCGTGCGACGGTAGGCGGACCCGCGAAAAAGACGACCAAGCCGCCACCGCGCCCTTATTCAACGAGCACGCTTCAGCAGGCCGCAAGCAACGACCTTCATCTCTCGCCGAAGGATACAATGTCGGTGGCGCAGAAGTTATATGAGGGAGGGTATATTACCTATATGAGAACAGATAGCCGGGTATATTCGGCGGAATTTGTGGCGAAAGCGTGTGAATATATTCGGAAACGGTTCGGGGGGGAGGGCACTACGGCGGAGGACCTTATTGGAAATCTCTCGGGCGTGTCTAGCGGTGGTGGTCCCGCCGCCGCTGCTGCCACCGCCGCGGCCCACGAAGCCATCCGCCCCACAGATATCTCTCGAACTTTACTTCCACAATCTTGTCATCCGAGAGAACACCGGCTGTATTCCTTGATTCATCGTAATACATTGGAAAGTTTAATGGCGCCGGCAATATGCCAATCTCTCGCGATGGCGATTTCATCCCCGGTCAAGGTCGCGGGCGCACCGACTGCGTGCGAATACAGATACACAGCAGAACAAGTTATAAAACCAGGTTGGAAACTCGTAGCGGGTGGATATGACAAGGAAGCGATGGAGTATACATATTTTGCATCTCTCGTCGCGTCTGCGTCCGCCGCACCCCCCGCGATGCCCTTCAAACGTATTATGACCAAGTGTTCCTTGCGAAATACAAAGTCGCATTATACAGAGTCAGGTCTCGTCCAGATGCTTGAGAAAATGGGGATTGGCCGACCGTCCACCTTTTCCAGTCTCATTGATAAAATCCAGGAGCGCGGATATGTCAAACTCAAGGACGTCCCGGGAAAGTCCATCGAGTGCCGCGAGTTCGTGATAACCAAGAATAGCGGCCCGGCGGTCGCCTCGGTAGAATCAAAAACAGAAGTTCGAGAGATGGGCGGAGAGTCCAGGAAACTCGTTATCCAGCCTCTCGGAATCATCGTGATTGAATTCCTCCTCGCGCACTTTGCGCCCCTCTTTGAATATGAGTTCACGAAGAATATGGAGAACCAACTCGATGAAATCGCAACAGGTGGAATGGTATGGCACGAACTCTGTTATAAAGGGTGGTTTGAGGTCGCCGCGCAATTACAGGAACTTAAAGAGCGCGGTGTCGTGAAGGAGGAAATACAAATCGATGACCGACATTCGTATATTATGGGGAAGAACGGGCCGGTGATTCGGTGTCGCGTGACAGACGCGGACGCGGACAGCTCATCGGGCGCAGACACGGATGCGGACGACGCGGACACGGACGACGACGCAAGCGTCGGGCGGACCCCTAACGTCGCAGAAAAGAAACCGAAATTCATATTTAAAAGTGTGCGTCCGAACCTAGAGTATGCTAAAATACAGCGCGGGGAGTATTCACTCACGTATATGCTCGGCGAGGCTGACGCCGACGTAAAGGAAGGCGGAGCCGTAGCCAGAGCCGGGACCGCCGTCTCTATCGCCGGAGGTGGACGCCTTATGGGTCAATACCAAGGCCAGGATGTTGTTACTAAAAGCGGGAAATATGGCGCATATGTCGTATGGGGCAGTATGAATCTCTCGTTGAAGCCGTTGTTGGGGGGCGGTGGGCGTGGCGGCGGTAAAACCGAGTTTGACCTGACATTACAAGACGTGATTGCGTTTATACAAAAGTCTACTGGTGGCGGCGGCGGAGGTGGCGAAGCGGGAGAAGCGGGAGAAGCGGCGAGCACGGGCACGACGACACCATTCCAAGGACAAATCCTGCGCACAATTGACGAAAATACAACAATAAGATATGGAAGATATGGGCCGTATATCTTTCATAAAACACAGAAAATGACGAAACCGGCGTTCGTCGCGCTAAAAGGGTTTCCGGAAGCCCACGGGAATTATATCACGTGTGAGGCGGCGAAGATACACGAGTGGATTGCCACTGATGCGGCTGCGCCGGCGAAACCGAAACCGAAGTTTGGATTCTTCAAGAAGAAGTGAAATTCTTTACTACCTACGGCGGGTGTTGCGGGACTTGCGGGACTTGCGAGCGTTGCGAGCCTTGGATGAACGACGACGACGGGCGGTGGGACGCTTTTGGGAACGACGGCGGCCGGCTGACTTATTTTCAGGATATTTTAGAATATACCTTTCGCACAGTAGTAATTTATTCCATCTCGGTTCTTCATTCTCCGGAAACGTAATATCAATGTCGTCATGAGCTCCTTTATCCACTAGTGATGCATATTTTGCGGCATCATCGGTCCAACGTATTTTTCTGTCAAAGTTTTTACAATAACTTTGACAAAGTTTATATCCTTCTTCTGTAGGCTTCTCAATAGTAAACATTTCCATTGTTATTATACATTTATTAAGATAAAAGATTTCCTCCCACTACAAGAAATAATCCCAAACGCGTTGAATCCCATCCTCCAGTCCAACCGCACACGAGAACCCAAATAATTCTTGCGCCTTTGTAATCACGGGTCGGCGGCACATCGGGTCGTCCTGGGTCCTCGGCAAGTATGTAACTTCAAACGCGGCACTCCTATCGTCGTCACCGTCGCTACCGCTACCACTACCGCCCGCACCCCGCCTCTCCAACACCCGCCTAAACACCTCCACCAACTGGTTCATCGTGAATTCGCAATCCGGGTTACCGATATTCACAGGACCAACATCACCTACACTCGTCTCCGCTGCGCCCATAAACGCCACCAACGCGCGCACGGTATCATCCACGTAACAAAACGACCTGGTCTGCGTCCCATCCCCATAAATCGTTATCGGCTCACCACGCTTAATCTGCCGGATGAAATTGGTGATGACCCGCCCGTCATCGATGTCCATCCGCGGGCCGTATGTATTGAATAACCGCGCGACTTTCAGGTCTAAATCCGGGAATCGTTTCTGGTATTCGTAGATTAACGTCTCGGCCACACGCTTTCCTTCATCATAACAAGAACGTTCCCCTACAGTATTCACGTTACCATAATAGGTCTCGGGCTGAGGGTGGACGAGGGGGTCGCCGTAAACCTCGCTCGTAGACGTAAACAACATTTTACAATTGTATAATACGCAATAGTCCAAGACGCGCTGGGTGCCGTTGATAGATGTCAAGAGGGTTTCCATCGAGTATTTTTTATATTTCTCGGGAGACGCGATGGACGCGAGGTGGTAGATTTCGTCGATGTCCTCTTCTCCGAATAGGGTGGGGTCGATGGGTTTCGTGATATCGTAGTTAATAAACCGAAACCGCGGATTACAGTCGCCCATTATATCGGCTAGATTCTCCAGATGCCCAGTGATGAGATTATCCACGCAAATCACGTAATTATCGGGGGATTGCGATAGAAGATGAATACATAAGTTGGAACCGATGAAACCGGCGCCGCCAGTTACGAGAATCGTTCTCCGCGTCGTTGTCATCGTCGTCGTCGTCGTCGTCATCGCTGTATTACATATCGCAATTATTATCTAAATAGAATATAACCGAATCAGCCATCAGACATCAGACATTAGACATCAGAAATGGATAAACTCGCCGGCCCCAATGACCTGGTTCCATCCTTTAAGATATTCTCAATGCTGATTATTATCACGATTGTCATCAAAATGATATTCCAGTATAGTTATAATGAAAATGCCGCGCCCTCATTTAGCGATGTGAATAGTCTCACAGACGTATCTCTCATCAAGGATGAAATCAAGAAGAAAGACTCGTCGGACCTAAAAAACCAAGTGACGGTATACTTCAAGTCATATATCTTCTACTACTTGACACTCCTATGGACCGTGTGCCTTATGATTACGATTGTATCCATCACACTGAATAAATACGACGTGAATAAACCGGGATGTATCGCGAAGATGAGTATGCTCAATATGGTCCCGATTACGATGTTTATGGGGCTGCTAGGATGGATTATTTATCAGAATACGGTATACTATAATAAAATCAATTCGGGACACGTGGCGGAATCCTATGTTACATTTGACACCGCGGTGAATATCCTGTTATTGGTCCAGGCGGGGATTATGTATGCGTATATCAATCAACAAATGCTGTGCTCGTCGGAGATGGGGCAGTATAGCGAGGCGATGTCGAAATATGGGCCGTATATCGCGGCGTTTGTCGCGCTTCTGGCGGGCGGGTGTATGACACTGAATGAAATCATATTGCGGTTCTTTACGACGGATGGGTGATTTTGTCATTACATCACCGACCTAATATACATATACATCCAACACAATATAAAGGTGAACCACGTGAGATAATATACGCCCACCGAAAAGAAAAGTGATACACAATGAAACTAATAGTTATTTGTGGAGGGGGCGGTAAAACCACATTAACGCAAAAATATCCACATTTATTTTTAGACATAGATGACTTTGTATGGTCATCTTACAATACTGAATATCACGACCAATTACGAGACGCAATCGCAGTAGAAAATATGAATACAATAAGTAACATATATAAAACCATTATGGTAAACGGTCGTCATTATTTACAGACACAACCTAAAATAATTTTGGGCCACAATCCAATATATTCTGAATGGATTGGCGTTGAATTATTAATTCAAATGAAACCCTCTATAAACTTACACGAATCAAATATAAAAGGTAGGACTCCCGAACTACAAAGAATTGCTTTGCGGAATTGGGCAGAGTTGAGTAATGCTATTATATATGATGACTGGAAAAGCTTCAAAACTTTAATCTTTACATCTTTTATCATTCAAACCCCCCAGTAACCCCTCCTCCCCCATACCCGATTTATTAAGGTTTTGATTATGCGAAATGACCCTGCTCATCGCCCGCTTATCACGCCAGATATCGCCCCACATCCTAGGCCAGTTTCGCCCCCATTCTGGAGTCGGATTCGCCCTCATCCAGATCAAGATTCTGCTAGGTTTTGATGATGCGAAAATGGCCGCTCCGCCGGCCTTGGAGCATCATCAAAAAAACTTATAGGTCAACCCACACCCCGTTTCATTTTCCCACACCCCCGATATTTTAATTATAAAGTGCTGAAACTGCGGTTTGTCGTAATGGCGCATATCATTTTTCCATACACTAATTACACCGCTGCGTAATTGTTGTATGATATCTCCAGCCGGTGTGCTAGTATTACCCGACGCCGACGACGACGCGCTCAATCGTATCCATTTATCTACTATACTTGCTTCAATCGTCTGAAAAATAGAAAGCATCATCCGATTATGGTCGTGATTTGGGTCAAATTGACAGTTATAGATATTACTATTATAGTTCTGGTCGTTTTGTCGGACAAACAACTCAAACTGTAGATAGATTCCGTTCATTATGAAATCCTTGGTAGAGTAGGTTATTCTATTAAATGTGCTATTGGGAATATGGATATTCGGCTTTGTTTCGGTGAAATACACCTGCGAGCATTTATATTCGCCAGGAGTAATGACTACGTTCATTGTGTCGGCTCTAGTATATTAGATAAACTTATCGGTTTAAGCGAATTATTCTCTCGCGATATTTTAGTAGACACACACACACACACACACACACACACACACACACACACACATACAGACACAATGAAATACCGTATTACGAATTATACGCGTAAACGCGCCACCCAAATCGGCGTCGTTGTGAAACCTTCCACAAACCCCGCGAAGAAAATAGACGTTTTCCGTAAATCGCGCAAAATCGCCAGTGTCGGCGCAGCAGGTATGAACGATTTTCCAACATATATTCGCACCCGAGGGCTCGCCTACGCTAAAACACGTCGCCGTCTTTATAAAATGCGTCACGAACGCGACCGTCACACCAAATGGACGAATGGATGGCTGGCGGATAAATTACTCTGGTAGAAACAGGTATAAACCAACATTTCGAATACATACTACTTATCATGAAGTTCTTCGATACACATTTCAGTGAATATGTCAAAAAGGTAGAAGAATATTCACTTCACCCCGTCATTAAAAAGGCATTCACTACATTCCCGCCAAATATCCAATCCTTACCGAGTATGATAATATACGGCCCGAGTGGGGTAGGAAAGTATAGCCACGCATTGTATATGATTTCGCGTTATAGCCCGTCTCAATTAAAATACGAGAAACGCATCGCCGTAGCCTACAACAAGGACACCTTTTTCATCAAAATCAGCGACTGTCATTTTGAAGTGGATATGTCGCTCCTCGGATGTAACTCCAAGCATTTATGGAATGAAATCTATAACCAAATCCAGGATATCGTGAGTTCGCGACCGAATACCGCCGCATTCGTTATGTGTAAAAATTTCCATAAAATACATAGCGAGCTATTGGAAACGTTTTATAGTTATATGATGGATAATCTCAAGTTCATTATTATATCCGACCACGTGAGTTTTCTCCCCGATAATATACTTCAGCGGTGTAAAATGATTCCGTTCAAACGACCTACTGCGATGATGTATAACAAGTGTTTGTTTCCATCGTCGTCATCGGGAGCAGGCGCGGGCACGGCGACGACGACGGCCCGAAAACAACAGACCACCACCCCGTCGTTCTCATCAACATCGGCAATCGTCGCCATAAAAGAAACTCCCATTCGTTTAACGAATAAATTTCGTTTGGAAACCATAACCAATATCAAGGCATTGAAATCCAATATGACGGAACTCACAGAGCCCCACGAGAATATATGTAATTGTATCGTGGATATTATTATCTCGCCGGACGCGCAATTGAAATACGACGCGCTGAGAGAACGACTCTATGACATTCTAACCTATGATATCAATATCCAAGAATGTGTGTGGTTCATTCTTCGTCGTTTATTACAAGAGGGGTCGCTTTTGCCAGAAATGATGGACGATATTATGATACGGACGTATACATTTTTTCAGTATTTCAATAATAATTACCGCCCGATATACCATTTAGAGAATTTCGTCTTATTATTAGTATGTAAGATACACGGTTACGCGCATCAATTTCCATCCAATGTCTAGTTATCCATTCCCCGAAGCCATTCAATCTTCATTACATACACTGGGATTTGCGGATGGAGTCGCGCCGTCATCTATCAAAGAATTAAATAAGCGGTATCATTTGCTTGCGTTGAAACACCACCCGGATAAGGCAGGAAGCGGCGATTCCATCGAAGCTAGCGCCACCGCTACCGCTACCGAGAGATTCAAAGAAATCAATGACGCACATAAACGCGTCAAGGACTATTTTTATTCAAGTGACGCGGATATCAAAGACGCCGAAACAGGTTATGATAGTATTCTTCAACTCTTCATCCAGACGATTCTTGTCAAAATGACATCGACGGCGACGGCGACGGCGACGGCGGGCGCAACCGACGCGTCAGCAATCCAATCTCTCATTCATATGATTATAACCAAGGGAATCCAATCGGGAATCACAATGTTTCGTAATATGGAGAAGCATTCGTGTATTACAATCTATGACCTTCTCTCAAAGAATCAGGACCTATTTGGCATCTCTCGAGAGATGATGGATGAACTCTCGCGCATCGTGGAAGAAAAGACCGGCGAAGACCTTGTTGTTCGTCTGAATCCATCTCTGCTGGATATGTTATTGGACCGGGTCTATATTCTTCAAGAAAACGGGCACTCGTATTATATTCCGCTATGGCATAGCGAGCTTCATTTCAAGAAGGCCGGTGCGGCGGCGGCGGCGGCGGCGGCGGGTGCGGGTGCGGGCGACGCTCTCGAACACGACCACGAAGTGATTGTATTATGCGACCCTGAACTCCCTGAAAATGTCAACATTGATGATGATAATAATCTCTTCATTTCTCTCGACGTGGATATTCGCGAACTATTTGTCAAGCAGATAGTGCCTGTATATATCAATGACGAAGTAAAGTCGCACGGACTTGTCTATTATTTACACGCGTGTGATGTGAATCTAAGGTCATCTACGCGGCAATGCGTATTACTTCACGGAAGTGTGGGAGTTGCGAAGTGTAATACCCATAGTAAAGATATTTATAACGTTGGACAACGCGCGAATGTATACGCGAATATACGACTTACGCTATAAAATTGATTGTATATTATATATATTATGTATATTACATACAATGACGACTCCGACGACTACGTCTCCCGGCACTCCGACTCCGGCTCCCGGCACTCACACTACGTCTCCCGGCACTCCGCCTCCGGCTCCCGGCACTCACACTACGTGCTCGTTCTCTGAATTGTCATTACAACTCACACGTTCATTAACCAAGGATGAAAAGAAAAACGCAGGCATATTCTTCACACCACCATCGTGTATCCAGCGTATTGTCGCGCTATTACGGGGTGTCTCGGTAACGATAGACTCTATCCTGGAACCGTCGTGTGGCTCGGGTGAATTTATTACGGCAATGATGCGCGAATACCCCGACGCGAATATAACCGGAGTAGAATTTCATCCCCTCATATATGAAGCAGTATTGAAGAAATTCGCGGGCACGGGCACGCATGCGGTGCGCATCCAACACGGAGATTTCTTGAAATACGACCACACTGGCCCTTCCCCCGATCTCATCATAGGCAACCCGCCTTATTTCGTAATTAAGAGAGAAGAAGTCGCGGCTGAATACTACCCCTACTTTGATGGACGTCCTAACATCTTTGTCCTATTTATTATGAAGTGCGCGCAAATACTTCGTGCGGGCGGGGTGCTGTGTTTCGTGCTTCCTTCTAGCTTTATGAATTCGCAGTATTATGACAAGACACGCAAATATATTGTGCGCCATTTCACGATTCTTCATATCACTCGGTGTGACGACAGTAATGTCAGCGACGCGTATTTGGATACGGCGCAAGATACGATAATACTGATTCTACGAAAGAACGACCACAACGGCACTGCGGGGGGTGGCGGCGGCGGCGGTGGCGGTGGCGTATTTGAAAAATCTGGCGCGACAATCTTCACAGATAATCTCCCTCGGTTAACATCGCTATATGTGGGGGCTCGGTCATTACACGACCTCGGATTCAAAGTCAATATTGGAACCGTCGTTTGGAACCAGTGTAAGAATATCCTCACAGACGACCCCACGAAAACCCGTTTGGTCTATAGTTCGAATATTGTAGACGGGAAGTTCGTTGATAAAACCTATAAAAACCCGCAAAAAAAAGCGTTTATCGACCGGCCTGGCATCCGGACGCCGATGATTGTCCTGAACCGTGGGTATGGGGTGGGTGAATATAAGTTTGCGTATTGTCTTCTTATGCCAGACGCGTCGTCGTCGTCATCCGCGGGGTACCTAATTGAGAATCACCTGATTTGTATTACGCACAATTGCGGTAGTGGCGACACACATTCACTCGCCGCATTCCATCGCGTCATTCGGTCATTTAATGACCCGCGCACCCAAGAGTTCATTTCGTGTTATTGTGGGAATAGCGCGATTAATTCCACTGAATTGAGTCATATGCTTCCGATTTACGAGATTTGAAACGCGGGGAATGCGATTCCATTCCCGTTCTTCCAGCGAAGAAGAACATTGATTTTTTTACCCGACTCTGTTTCGCACTCGTAGCGCGATTTCGCGGGGTTTTTGATACACGAAACAATATTGTAATCGGCGGGGTCTACACGCTGTAGGGTGATTACGGGAGCGGACGCCGCCGCCGCCGCGGGCTGAAACAGCATATACGTTTTTCCGTCTTGTGATTCACGGAGATACCGCGTGAGTTTCACGATGTCGAGGTCGTGTTCGGATATAAACGCGCGAATGCTTTCAGTGGAGACTTTCTTACACAACTCGTAAAACGCGATATCATCCGCCGCGTTTGTGAATTGGCTGCTATTGGCACACCCGGCATAATACTTGTCCTGTAACTCTTTCACGCACACTGGCGCGTTATTGTGGATTTGTTTCAGCCAGTCTGCGCGGTTAGGTATCGCCGACGATGCGCCCGCCGCAGCGATAATCATCAAATACTTGTCATAGAAGTATTCTTCATACGACGCCGATAAATACTGGCTGGGCTTCATTGGGGACACAAATTGCGGAGTGTCGCTTACTTTCGCCGCGTTGAATTTGAATTCTACATTACACACAGACGCCGCTGTGGTGGTCGTCGCCGTGTCGCCGTCTGCGAAGAATTTGACAGAGAAGTCGTAGTTGTGTCCGCGTCCCGCTGTGTGAATACACTCCACACGTGAATACCCCGCCGAGCATTCGTGAAGAAACCCATCCACGGCGGTCTTCAATGCGCGCCACCTTTCTGTGCGATAATATGTCGCGGGAACACAGTCATTGATGATTGCGCCGATAATCGTCTCGCGCATTTTGTTGTTTTTGTCGTTTTGGTGACGCCCGGTACCGCTGCCATCGGCGGTGGCTTCCGTGAATACGTGTGAACTTACTGCTGCGAGACGCTGTCCTAAATAGTTGAATGGAAATAATAGAACGGATTTTCCGTTTTGGGCCTTGATGGAATGCGCTAGCATAATGAATGGAATGGAATGGAATGGACTCTATAAATGTAATAGCACTTCAATTTTATTACATTTACGCAAAAAAAATGAAATCACCTAGGTTTCATTGTGTTAGTTATTTTTTATATACACAGCGCGCGCGCGCTAGACATACCTGTATAAATCATTGTATCGAATATTAGCCTATGTCTTTAGACCTTAGACTTTACGGACAATCTTCTTCTTGGATGCCGCATCACCTCCAGCGGCGGCGGCGGCGGCAGCGGGGGCAGCGGCAGCGACCTTCACAACTGATGCGGCCTTCACGACAGGCGCAGGCGCAGGAGTCTCGACTTCGTCATCGTCTTCGTCTTCAATGATTGCGGAGACATTGTCGTGGTCGTCGCCGCCATCACCATCGCCATCCACATCGGTAGTGATAACCTGTGCGACAATCTTCGTCTTCTCATCATCATCCAACTTGATGTGGCACTTGCCACGGAGCGACATTTTGGGCTTCACGATAGCCTGGAACAACTTCCAAGTGACGCCGAACTTGCCATTGGCGAACCAAATTCCGCCGCACTGAATGGAGACAGCGATGTGACTGCCCTTCGCAATCAGGTCCTTGGGTGAAAGCGCAGGATTCATAGGGTCGGGGAAGATGGGCTGCATATCCGTGTCGTAGAGCTCGAGTTCCTTCCAGGTGTTGTCCCAGAAAGGCAACTTCACCTTCAAGGTTGGCGCACGGGTCATATCCGCCTCGAGTGTATCCTTGTTCTTGGGATACTTGAGGACAGGAGTCCAGAGCGCATCCACCGCATCGGCGGTCATCTTGGGCTTGCTGAACCATTCCTTGGAATTCGCGATTGCGTCTTCTTTGATTTTCTTCTCAAACACGGCCATATTTGCGATAAACTTCTTGGTTGCGGGAGTCTCGAAGCCTTCATTGGGGAACTGGAGTGCGAGGTCGTAACTTACCTTGCCGGTCTTGTCGTCGGTGAAGTCATTGACACCCCACGTAAGCATAAGAGGTGATGACAGATTGAGAACTGTGCTTGTCTTTGAGTTGACGATGCCGACACTGCGACCGCCGACTGAATTGACCTTGGGTTTCGTATATTTCATATCCGTGAGGGGATTGAAGGAAGCGCCGGGAATAACCATTTCAGAAGCCATTGTATGTGTGTGGAGTTGAACGAATGTTGAACGATGATATATGTATACATCGTAATTGTTTAAATCAATTTTTTTGTGATGGAGGGAATTTGAATGCTAATTGCTCCGCCGCTCCGATGCTCCGCTCGGTCGCTACGCTCCTCGCATCCGCACCTCGCGACGTCGCGCTAACGTTGCTCCGCCGCTCCGATGCTCCGCTCGGTCGCTACGCTCCTCGCATCCGCACCTCCACGACGTCGCGCTAACGTTGCTCCGCCGCTCCGATGCTCCGCTCGGTCGCTACGCTCCTCGCATCCGCACCTCCACGACGTCGCGCTGACGACGCTCGATATCGCCGCAAGACTAGACTAGACTAGACTAGACTAGACTAGACTAGACTAGACTAGATAAGTATAAAGAGTAATAATCAACAAAATACTCTTTTCCCGATTGAACCCTCATTAAAATATTTTTTGTAATTTGTAATAACTTCTTGAACACTTTTATTTTTGGCTTTTCTATATAATTCTCTATACGCGTCAAAACTAGGACCACTATCTAAAATTGCGATAATATTCGGATTATTATCAGCTTGTTCTTGTTGTTCTCTAATATCATTTCGAATTATTTTATAGCTTTTATCATTGTAAATAAAAACACTATATTTTGTGTTGGCTAGATCTAACCAAAAATGATACAACCTTTTATTTTTACTTCTAATATTATCTTCTTCTGGTATCATTTTTACAGAGTTTTTATTAGTTTTATGTTTTGATGTATCATTTGATATTTTTAACCAACGCCTGGTGCCATTTTTCATTTTGTATATTTTCCACATATTGCCATCGTTGCCTTTCTTTGTTGTTCCTACACTTGATTTGGTTGCGCTTGAAGATGGGCCTTTTCTTAATTTTACTGTTGTCATAATTATACAGTAATGAAATAAATAAACATCGAATCATCCGCGCTACGCTCCTCGCATCCGCACCTACGCGACGTCGCGCTGACGACGCTCAAGTTGGGGGTAATTATTTATAATACAATATTGTGAATCTATCACAGTATCGTATATTATGTAAACTCCATCCACACCACCATATAGAGCGGCGTCAGCGCGACGTCGCGAGGTGCGGATGCGAGGAGCGTAGCGACCGAGCGGAGCATCGGAGCGGCGGAGCAACGTTATCGCGACGTCGCGAGGTGCGGGATAGGTTCGCAGAACCTAGCGGAGCATCGGAGCGACGGAGCACCTTTTATCAAATATAGCAACCACGTCCTTCACAAGACGGTCAAAGTCATCGCGTTGAGAGACAGACAGTGTGAATGTCGCTTTGAGTTTACTAAGAATATCCTGAAGGCGCACGCGTTCTTTCTCAATGTCTGCGGACTTCTGTGCCTGAATCTTGTAGTTGTTCGAGAGAACTGTCAACTGCTTCAATTCAGATGAATAATCCACATTCTCCTTCTGAATAAGAGCCTTATACTTATTGTAATGATTAATGAATGCGGCGGCGACATAACCAGAGACGTTATAAGTGTTGGAGTGAATATCCGTCAAGAAGCCCATCATTTCATCCTTGTATTCATCCTTGTAGATTTTGGTGTCAACAGTTGACGTCACCGCTGCGATATGCGTTGCGAGTTCGCCGAGAGATTTCAGGAAGGCTGGTCGCATTGCGTCGAGAGATTGAAGATAACTGGTATCCGCAATGAGTTTCTTGTAATGCGTCTGGATTGTGGCATTCAGGCGCTCGGTTTCCGCATAAAGGGTCTTCATCGACGCACGCGCAGAATCCAAACGAAGTTGTTCGTTTTGAAGTGTGACACTAACACCGTTGAAGTTATTTCGGTTTTCGGTTTCAATCTTCACCTGTTCGTCGCTGGTTTCCTTCATTATCTTGACGAGTTTCTCCTGAAATTTGGTAAGTTTCACGTTTGCTTTATTTTTCGCTGAAATGATTTCGTCAATGACGGCCTTGGGCGCGGCGACGACAGGCTTGGGCGCGGCGACGACAGGCTTGGGCGCGGCGACGACAGGGACTGGCTTGGGCGCGGCGACGACAGGCTTGGGCGCGGCGACGACAGGGACTGGCTTGGGCGCGGCGACGACAGGCTTGGG